GAATTAAGTAATCATAATCGTTACCAAAAAAAGCTGTTCCTTTAAGCATTTCAATACACTGATCTTTATTTTCCGCTATAACAGCCCACATACCACCATACTCAGATGACGGAAAAGGTACCCAGTAATTACCAATGTAAATTTTCATATTAACCTTTCTTATTGCTCTTACTCATTATGATGGCCTCGGTGTACGGAGTTGAACCGCAAACCTTTGGTTTTGGAGACCACTGCTCTGCCAATTGAGCTACACCGAGATAGAATTTTGTCTTTCATTGTAGTGTAAATCCGCATGACAATTACGACATAATGGGATACACTTATTAAATTCTTTTTCAAATACTTCACGAGAACGCTCTTTAAAAAACTTAGGTATTAACCCTTCTTTTAAGGAGCTATCGACATGATGAAAATCTATACACCAATGTCTATTTTCGTTACATTTAGTACATTTAAATTTACTTTTAAATTCAATCCAGCTTTTACGTAACATCTTATTACGCCCAGCTGTGCGTTTCAAGTATAACTCTTTATTATTCTGATAATGTGTTTCAGCATATGTTTTTCTAGCACATGCTTTGCAATATGGATAAACCCGTTTAGAATTTTTATAAAATTCAGTTATTTCTTTTTCTTCGTTACACCTGTTACATTGTTTCATAATCGTCTCCAAACTATTTTATTTATTTATAATTTGGAGACTTTTGACTACTCCGGAATCTTTTTAATAAGAGGATTATCAATAGGTTCATCTACATAAGCACCTATCTCATCACTAATTCTCATCATTTCATCTAAAGCTTTTTCTCTTTTTTTATTTCCAAATATTCTATCCCAGTTATTGATAAACGTTTCTTGATCAACGCTATACGGCCTGGGTTTACTTCCTTTACCACTCATACATTCTCCTTACCATGCCCAAGTTACTACAGTATACCTGACACCTTCAGTAACTTCACTTACTAAATGTGGAAACAAAAAATTAGAAGGAAATATAACGACTTGCCCCTTACCTAGTTTTATTTTTGTATCACCAAAAAATATTAAATCACCACCCTTAAAATTATCATTCAATAACCCTACAGCAGAAAGAACAGGTATACCTTTACGTGTACCATCAAACATATCATGAATGTGGTCACAGTGTTCTCTCATTAAAGTATTTTTCTCATATCTGTTAAATCTGAGAGGACGAGATTGATTATAACTAGAGTACCATGGAAAATTTAAATCCTCCAAATACAAACTCATCGTTCTATTAATTTGTCTCTCAAGATAACTAGTATAGCTGATACTATCATGAGAAATAGAAAGCTCTTTATCATAACTTGCATAGGTATTACTAGCACTGTTATAGAATTTATGTTGTAACCACTCTACATTAGATAACTCATAAACTATTTCATCACACTTGTTATCATCAAAGGCTTTATACTTACGTATGTAATAAGATAAATTTTTTTCCATAGTCTTGGACCGCCCTAGAAGAGTCGAACTCCTAACCTCTTGGTCCGTAGCCAAGTGCTCTTGTCCATTGAGCTAAGGGCGGAAAATTGGTCCGGCGTGAGGGAATCGAACCCCCATCTAGAGATTAGAAGTCTCCTGTATTGTCCATTATACTAACGCCAGGTTAAAGGGTTGGAACAAATGTTCTATCAATCTTTTGATCTAGTTTTCTAGAATCAAAACTAACGCTCACTTTACCTTCTTGACCTAAGGTTACCGTAAAGTCATCATAGTTACGAAAGTGATCGTATATTTTTAATAGATTGAAAATTTGTTGTTTAGTTAAAACTATATCTTCCATAATTATCCTTGGTGCGGATAGAGGGACTTGAACCCCCACGCCTTACGGCACTGGCTTCTAAGACCAGCGTGGCTACCATTACACCATATCCGCTATTTTAGTAAACATAACACCTTAAAATCAGGTGGTGGGTTATTTACCTTAATCCATTCTTCTCTTGCTTGCATACATTGTTGATAGGATGGATATTCTTTCTTATAAACAAATTGCATCTTAGGTGGTGGGTCAGTCCATAAATGTATGACTAGTAACCAAGGTAAAGCATCGATTAAAGTATCCATTGTATCTCCTGGTGGTGATAATTGGTAACGATCCAATCTCCTAAGCTTATGAAACTTGTGCGCATCCGTCTACGCCATATCACCTTGGCGGAGATAGTTGGATTCGAACCAACGGATCATTTTAAATGATCGACGGTTTAGCAAACCGCTGCCTTAAGCCTCTCAGCCATATCTCCTTGTAATGGCGGAAGTGGTAGGATTCGAACCCACGGACCCTTTCGAGCCTCTAGTTTTCAAGACTAGCGCCATAGACCACTCGACCACACTTCCATTTACTTATGGTGCTACCTCCAGGAATCGAACCTGGTTCAACGGTTCTTCAGACCGCCGCTATGACCACATCAGCTAAAGTAGCATTGGGTTGAACCGGGGAATCGAACCCTCTCTACCTGTTTCACAGACAGGTGTGCGACCACTACACTAGGAACAACATATAGAAACACACTAGGACTTCATAGAAGATAATTACCTTCGGAACAACCCTTAGAACTAATGTGTTTTTATATGGTGGGAGCACAGGGACTCGAACCCTGACCTGACGGATTAAAAGTCCGCTGTCTTAACCGTTTGACTATACTCCCTTCACCTTACCACTCTTGTCACTATCCATAACAGGATCTCCTTAAAAATTCTTATGCACAAAAATTAAAAATATTACTACAAAGATACAAACCAGCATTGCCCCATTTGTTATTCTCCTTATAGGTGGCAGGGGTACTAGGAATCGAACCTAGGACACGGGAATCAAAATCCTGTGTGATACCATTTCACCATACCCCAATTGGTCCGAGTTGAGAGATTTGAACTCCCGACCCTCTGCTCCCAAAGCAGATGCGCTACCGGGCTGCGCTAAACTCGGATATGGTGGAGGTAAACGGGATTGAACCGATGACCTTTAGCTTGCAAAGCTACTGCTCTCCCAGCTGAGCTATACCCCCTTGGTGCGTCGTGATGGAATCGAACCACCGACAACTGCCGTGTAAAGACAGCGTTCTACCTCTGAACTAACGACGCTTACTACTGGTGGGTGGCCAGGGAATCGAACCCCGTGTGCCGTAGGCGACGGATTTACAGTCCGCTGCAGTCACCAATGCTGCTCGCCACCCTTACAACTGGCTGCCGAGGTAGGGATCGAACCTACGACCAATTGATTAACAGTCAACTGCTACTACCACTGAGCTACTCGGCAATAATCTTACGTTTTCTTATTACTATACCAACATAGGTTCCAACAAATGCTCCTGCAAGAGCAGGTATAACCATAGTATTATCTCTTGTATAGCTAATAATAGCAACACTTGAAGCTAAGGTTACTACTACAGCCCATACACTAGCCATAAAAGGTCTTTCATCACTAATAGCTTTAATATACCAAGCATTAACAATATCAAGAAAAAATATAGCAAAAAAAGTTACAACATAGTCCATAAAAATCCTTTGGCGACTCGTACCGGGCTCGAACCGGTGACCTCATGCGTGACAGGCATGCGCTCTAACCAACTGAGCTAACGAGCCGTATTGGTGGGCCGGGTGAGACTCGAACTCACTGTCCCCCGATTATGAGTCGGACGCTTATACCAATTAAGCTTCCGGCCCTTGGAGGTATGGGTCGGATTTGAACCGACGACTTTACGGTTTTGCAGACCGTTCTATTGGACCACTCTAGCACCATACCATTAAATATGCCAGCTGCACTATTTGCTATGCTCAACGGAGTGTCCGGCCGGCTTTACCGTTTGTGTACATAGTTACTCAGGTTTGATCGAACCCATGGCTTACAACTAGCATATTGAATGGCACACCGTAGGAGAATCGAACTCCTCTTACTGCCGTGAAAGGGCAATGTCCTAACCGATAGACGAACGGTGCACTGGTCCTTCCTCCTGGTTTCGATCCAGGTACCTTTCGCTTATCAAGCGAACGCTCTCCCAATTGAGCTAAGGAAGGTAAGGTACGCAAATTTTTAAAGATTATATTATACTACTCAAGTAAATGCAACAGCGTTGTGTGTTACATAAAAAAACCCTCGGGTCTTTTGGAGCCGAGGGTTTGGTGTATTTGTAGTACTAGTTACACGTCCCTCGACTCCTCTGGCTCCCATGTATTGCGATCGATCGAACCAAAGCAATACCCGAGTAAACTATTATTTACTCTAATAAAATGCTGTAGTGTTGATGATTTGCTTAACATAGAACTATATTGTATACCATAAGTGAGTTACTTGCAACTGTTACGGGGCCTAGGCCCCGTAACTACATTTTATTTATGCTACCTCAGCATATTCTACTGCCAGGTTTAGAGCTTTTTCTTTCTTGATTCTATTCTGACCATACCAGGCTGAAGTAAGACGTGTATCAGCCGAGCGACCTAGAACGTGGTCAGTCATATACGTTACTGTATTAAATGCCTGCCACCAGGAGCCTTCGGCAAAGTTAGCACCCGGTTGAGTATGCAAGTAATCCATAGCATCTTCTGCTTGACGCGAGATAGGTGCTTTACGCATGTCGTCACTAGTAACTTGATCCTTACTCATTGACGGGAACACACGATTAAAATACTCGATGATCGTCTCCCCATTGTACTTTTTCTTACCCAGGAACGATGCCTGCTCTTTGTAGAAGGCCAGTTTCTCCTTCGCAATACCCAAGGTTTCCTTAACTCGGTCTCCGTTAAATACGTTTCTGTGGTTGACGGTAACCCTTGTATCAGAGGTAGAATTAAGAGCCATGGTAAGAGTGTTATTACAAACCACACGTACGGGTGTAAATCTAATGTCGATAGAACGACCGAAAATATGAGGATTTGAAAATAGAAGGAATCCTTCAACCTTATCTCCACCGAACAGCTCGAAGCTGTCTTTGATTTGAGCCATTCCCCATACAATAGTACCACCCTTCAAGGAACCAGCCGTATGCATCTCCATATCACCAGCACTTACGAAGTCGTTGAAAAACTCGAACGCTTCTTGATTCTGAACTGGATTCCATTTCTCAGTTACAACCGTAAGAACTTTTTCATCGGTTGAACGGATCAGTGCTTGTGCTTTAGTAAGAACAGGAGAACCGTTACGGTCAGTGAAGAACATGCTACGTTTCTCTACCGTCCAATCCAGATTAGCAGCCTTCAACATCTGCTCAGGTGTTACATCATGTGGTACTCGCTTACCAAGACCATGCCAAGGCACTTCACCTGCATAAGCCATATTAGCAACACCGTCGACGATCTCAATTTCATGTGACATAATATATCCTTTATCAATTAACTACATGTACATTATATAGCGGTCGCCTGACAAAATCAATGGTTACGTCTTAAAGATATCGGAATAAATTTTTAAACGTTCTGCTTTAACCGTAATACGTTCACGTAACATATCTTCGTCTTTTTCTAAAACACCTTTATCGTATACTAAATTAATCATACAAAGTACATCAGCAATCTCTTGTAACAGATTCTCCTTGTTTTCTTGTAACCCGAAACGTTTTACTTTACAGATGGCTTGAATAAGCTCTGCACACTCTTCTTGAAGTATGAGTAACACTTCATCATGCTGTTTATTCATCTCAATCATTATAGAAACCTCGAAACAGTGTCAATAGTATCCAATTTTTTGTAAAAATCCTCATCACTTTCATCTAAGTCAATGTCTTCCCATGGGGCAACCTCTACCCAACCAGTAATTATGTACTTATTTTGTGTTGGAGAAGGGATACCACGGTGTGTATGTGTAAAATATGCAGGCCAAATCAATGTTTTACCCTTTTTTGCCCGGGTTTTCATGTCTTGGAACATAAATTCCGTCTCACCCCCATCATCTACTGTGTTCAAATACGTCATGAACGCAAGAACCCGGGTTTGAAACGCCTGATGACCGTTATTTTCACAGTGCCACCGTGAATAAAACTGATTTGGTTCGTATCTTTGCACGTTAAACGGTTCAGTTAGCTGTAAAGCCGCAAAACCCTCAAAGGCGGCTGGAAAAACTTCCTTATAGAACTGTAGATGTTTAAAAATTTCACGTTTGTACCTCATCATAAGGTCTTGATCCATGTGATTACTAGATACTAACCAGTAGCCACGGGTAGAATTAGTCCATGAAGGGTTACTCTCGTTAAAATTCTTTACAATATCATCACATAAACCGGAATTTATGTAGCGTTCTACAATAAAGTTACTCATCGTAGCCTCTATGTTTAACTTTTCGTTTATACACTTTCTTAGACTTAACAACCCGCATCTTATACTTGGGTGTTCTTAGGTCTTTGTGTACGGGATTGCTTTTTCTCATTTTGTTTCTCTATCTTTTTAATCATTGAGTTGTGAACGGCTAGCGCTAGTGACTCTTGTCGAGAGTATGCTTCCACTTCCCAAGGCTGCTTCATGTAACTATTAAAAGTAGCACCTCTTGACTTATTTACTTTACCATTCCAGTAACATACCCAACCAATTCTATCTTTCCATTTATTTTGTAAGCGCCCTTGATGGTACTGTTCGGCATGAACCAGTTCATGAGCAAGAGATATTAGGGCCTGCTCGGGTGTTTGACTAGTACATATCTCTACCGTCTTAGATCTACTCCAATACCTACCTGTAGCAGTACGCTTCTTAATAGGTCCGACTCGAAACTTTATATCTTTAGGAAACTTAAGTAACTTACGGTACTCTGGAAGTGTTGCCTTTATAAGCTTAGCAATAAGAATAGCCTTGTCGTTATTTAACACGGACTGAGCCATCCAGATGTTACTAGATACTTTACGGTCGGTTTTATTAAAGCACATAGAATCTCCTCACTATACCTATATTATAGCGGGAAACGGTGTTACGATCAACTGTTACGTTTGTTAATACTTTTATAAGTAGTCTTCACTAGGATCGTTATACAATCCGCTGATCCAATCATCTACTTTACGTAACGCATCATCTTTAGAGGTAGCCAGTACTTTAAAAGCTGCAACACCGGCTTTGTTGATTTTAATGTCGAAAGGGATCGGGCCGTTAAAAGGTAACGGCTCCAACAATTGTTTCTTAACCGTAAAGAACTCCATATTCTTTACAGAGTCGAGATACTCTTTGATGTTAAGTTTTTCCATTATCTTGTGTTCCCTTCTTTTTAGAAGGATCGTCCTGTCTTAAGGACTCATTGATCCATTTAAACAGATTAACAGGTATCCAGTACCTATGAAACATTTGATTAAGTGCAATAGCTGTTACAGCGAGAACCATAACACCGATACAAATAATTGTTGCAGCTACTGAAAACTGTGCGGCGTAAATAATACTTGATAAAACATTTTCATTCATTTTAGATACTTTGTGTTAATAAACGTTTTGCAGTATCAGTGACATGTTTACGTCTCTGATCCCCTAGGATTACTATAGAGTAAAACTCATCATTTTTACGTACAAGTAAGACTAGGCATTTACCTGCTTGACTGGTTGTGCCAGTTTTAGATATTATAATCTCATTAAATTCTTTTAGCAACTCGTGACTAGTATTAGACAGTTTTACTTCACGAACTTTTTCAATCAGTTTCTTTTTCTTTTTCTGCTGTACCTCTGCTGTAAGATGTGTTACAGGGGAACTAGCCATATGTTTAATAGTATCGTAACGATAAGCTTCTTTAAGTAGTATGGTTAGCTCTTTAGCTGTAGAACGATTACCACCACCAAGACCGGATGCATCTACAAAGGTAGATTCTTTCATACCTAACTTTTCGGCCGTTCTATTCATCTGTAGGTAGAATTCTTGATTACCCCCGGGGTAGTTTTTAGCCAAAGTTTCTGCAGCCACGTTATCTGATTTTACTAACATAGCCGATAGTAACTCTTCACGTGTATACTTACCTCTGGGTAATGAGCGTGAACCTTTAAATGCTAGCTTTTCGTTCAGAGGTTGGCATTTATCCAATACGACGATAGCAGACATAAGCTTAGTAATAGAGGCAATAGGTCTGACTAGATCGGAGTTAATGTCTACCAGAGTTTCTTTTTTCGATTCATTAGCCACGTAGAGTGTATCGTAGCTGGGCGTGGGAGGGTGTTTAGATTTGGCTTGAACAGAAAAAGAAAAAAGCACCATCAGTGCCAAAAAGAAGTTTTTCATTTTTTAAATTGTGTGTGTAAATTATTATTTATTACTTTGCAACTGATGCAGTAGCTTTAAATGCAGCACGTTGAACGTTATCGAAGATATCTGGTTCACCCTTAAAGATAAACCAGAGAAACAAGACTGTCATAACAATAGAACCAATGTTCATAATATCTCACTTTTTCTTCACGCACCAGAACACCGTATTAGAGTTCACTGGTGTACTCATATTCATATAGCGTTGAAACATTAAACACTCATTATAAGTCTTAAACGACAGATCAGGTTGTAAATTTACCTGAATGGTATCGCTTACAAACAGTATAGCTATTATATACTTCATCGGCGCATCTTAGCCAGCTCTTTACAATTTTCTTCTTGAAAGACTGGTACCAGATTACTCTTATGCATCGTTGCAATACCGATCATACTAGTTCCGGTATAGCGTTTACCTTCGATAGGTTTCGTTGCATTGCCTATACCAGAATCCAAAGAAGGAACAAAAACAGTAGGACGAGTAATAGATTTCGGGGGAACATATTCTTTCTTCTCTACCTTAACATTAGTTTTATGTTTTGCCAGCCATTGCTCATATTCAAACAAAGCCTTCTTACTTGCTGCAGAAGAGTAACCTTTAGGTTTCTTAAAAGTATTTTTCGTATAGACTAGCATAACACCTCACACATAACGATCAATAAAGATACCTCTTACCGTAGACCGAGCCAGAAGTTGTTGCTCTTTTACACCTTCGTAGTAGGCGTACTGTCGTAACTCTTCTGTATCTTTCTGGTAATTAACATTTCTCATTATTCTAATAGCTTCTTGGTTGCCAATCAACTTTAACTGCTCTTCAGCCAGCTTTTCACGATTCATTTCATCGATACGTTCCTTGACCCAGTAACTACGTAGCTGGTCCATAGATACGGCTTTAAGTAACGTAGACGATACTCTAGGGATGATCATATTCTTCGGCGTAAGAAAAGAAAGGAAGAAACAGAGACAGTAATACCAGAACCCCTACCCAATCTCCATTATGTAACGCCAGCGTTAGAAAGGAAAGAAAGTAAAGGAAGATGGCCAGTTGTCTCATTGGTAGTTTAATTTACGGCTCTTGTATCTATCCACAAAGGCGAGGTTATAATTTATAAAGGAAGACATTCCTTCATTCTTTTTAATAAAGCGTTTACCAATAGAATCTCTTGGGTGTAGTCTATAGTTAGGTAGATCGAAGTTACCTATCATGTTACGATCGTCTATACTGTTCATGAATTCCTCAGCCATTAATTTTGCCGTAGTATGATTAAAGTGTTCGCTTTCCCAGGGTACGCTATCGTTATAGAATAGATGGAAGTCCAGGTATGGTTTTTCTTCCCGTATGGCCGGATTAATCTTATATCCGTATTTAGGTAGATCCAAACTTATCTTACTAGGTTTAAGAGCGATACTTTCTGGTGATGGTATATCCAGACCCCAGCACAGAGTATGATGATTAGGTAGCCAATTTTCTGTTACCCATTTAAAGGTAGCCTTCTGAGACTCCACGGTTTCTTTTGGTAGGCCTACGACCAGGGCCAGGGTGCCTCTATAGGGTAGATTTAGATCTCTAAAGTACTTATCCACCTCCAGTAAGCCATCTTGTAGACGTTCGGTTTTAATTCCTTTACCGATCACTTTAGATGTTTCCTGGTTCATACTTTCGACACCATAGAAGTGTCCCAAGAACCCCATCCGTGCCATATGTTCACGATCTTCTTTTCTAATCACCAGAAGATCGGCTCTTGCAAATCCGGAATAATAGGGTTGGAAGTTTAGTTGTTCGGTAGCATCGGCAAACTTAATAATCTTTTCGGTCGTATCATTAAACGTTTCATCGGCCACCAGATATTTACTAATACCGTAGTTATCGTAGGCATGTCTAACTTGTTTTAGATAGTCATCGGTATCTCTGGTAAAGTCACCTTTAATACCCAGGATGGGAAAGTTACAGTATGGGCATTCGAATTTACAGCCTCTTCCAAACTCAATCCCCACCCATTCGTCTGGGTCCAAAAAGTCTCGTTTCTCATATTCCACATACAACGCCTTCATCGGCGCACTAGGATAGAATCCAGTACCGTCGATGACTTTCTTACCTCGACCGATTTTAAACTTAACCGATTCCCCGTTACTAAAGAGATACCTGGTGAGGGCTAACATAGCATTCTCACCAAAGCCCGTTATAAAGTAATCGGCGGCCTCGGTCATATGCTCGGGCAAATACTGCCCCCCGATCAATATCTTTACATAAGGATAATATTGCTTGACCCAAAAGACAAACGCATCAAACGTTTGATCATACACACCAAAGTTACAGCTGACACCAATAAACTTCAAATCCTGAGTATACCTGGATTTAAATAATTGAATTAGCTCTTCGGTGGTAAAGTAACTAGCATAGTTCACCACCTCCATATCCCAACCATGCTGGCGAAGGAAACTGGATATTCTATGTGCACCTAAACTACGGTATGGAATGGGTGCTTCCATACTAAAAATAATAGCCTTCATTTAGGGATATTGTACTCCCTGGTATACTGTGAAGTAATAGAACCATGAGGATCAGGTCCTGGATACTGAACGTTAGACTCTACTGGCATTCCAAATCGCTTTAATATGTTACGTTTATCGGCCTGTGATCCACAACAGGCAGCACATTCCTTAGCAATCATCTCAGCAAAACGTCTACCGGTCCCACTCCATAAGTCACTATGGTATATATTGAAATGTGCTCTATCAGCTATCTCTTTGAATGGATCGTTCATTCGTAAAGTCCAAAATGTTTAAGAATAGTTTTGTCAATCCTACGTTGATATTGTTCATCTGTATATACCAGTCTAAATTGATCGGCACATTCCCGAACAATCAACTCGGCGAACTTTTCATGGTTAAAATAAGAATAATCTTCACACATACCTACGGCATCTGGATGTTTGTATCCAGCCTGTTCAGCAAGTAGTCGAATTCGTTCATTCATGGTGTGAGCGCGAGCGGAAAAATTTTGAGATATTAGTATTATAGCGGGATCTATAGAAGTGAACTATAGCGCGCGGGAAAATTTTGTGTTTAAAGGACCGTTAATGCCTGTAACCTGGTTGTATAGAGTAACAATACTTTTTTTGAAAAGTTGTACTACATATCTCTAATTTACGGCTTCATCACAAATAACATGTAGTAGAAAAACGGTCCGCCGATAGCTACTATAGAGGCTATAAAAGCTAACAGCTCAATTAGGAATGATTTCATATTCTTTCAGCCTTATCTAAATTATAGTTCTTCAGAATGTTCTCTTCTACAGCCTCCACCCATACTAGAGGTATTTGTAGTTTATCGGCTATCTGCTGATAGGTGAGCTTGCTATTCTCTAGAAGCTCCATAATTTCAATATGCAATTCGCTCATATTAGTCTCTGGATTAGGTGGAGGACTTATTGACATTGCCTCCAGCCTCACACGCGATAATTATACGCCCAATGCTGCGAAGACCGATGCTGGTTGAGCTTTAGCCTTCTCTGCTATACGCTTTTGAGCATTCTCGAAGAAGGCGGCTACCTTCTGTTCATCAGCCAGCTCCTTGACTTTTGCTTTAGTCACACGCTTGCCATCCTTGACTACGGTGACACCTTCAGCAGGTGCGGCTACTTTCGTCGCACCCTTATCTTTAGTGATCGTGAACCCTAAAGCTTTCGAGGCTTTGGTGAAGTACACGAACGCGTTAGCCTTCGAGATATTGAGTTCGGCCACCAATTGAGCTATAATATCGGCTTTAGGGGTGCGAGCCTCAACGGCTACTTTTACCATCTCGGTGGCTTTGGAAAGATTAGTTACTTTAGTCATTTAGATACTCCTCAAAAAGTTGAAAAATTTACTACACTATGATTATCGTCACAAACGGGTTTTGAGTCAACTGTTACTTCATCCCGTAACTTAAACAATCTGCATCATACGAGCGTGCTGCATATTCCAACATCTCGAATTCAGCACACATCTCGTTGACCATCTCATCGTAGATGGCTTTGGTTTCCATCTCCAGGTTATACGCCGCCAGAGCCTTCAGCTCCATGTTAATTTCATCTAGAGTCATCATACACGCTCCATATCAATCACAAAATCGACCATCTCACCAAACAACGCGTAAGCCTCACCAAACGTCCGACCCTCATCTACCATCTCGTCGAGGATCACTTCCATATACTCGAAACCCATATCTTTGGGCATCGACAGGTAGATCTTAATAGATTCGTAATATTTGTTTATTAACATTTTATTAACCTCCTAATCAATGTCTATATGGTGATTATGGAGGCAAACGGGACCAAAATCAACTGTTATTTACACCACGGTTTCTGTGGTGTTTTCCGTTATCTTTTTGATAACACTATACTGGAATCCGGCTTTCTCACCATATTCTTTAGCCTGTTCAAGGGTATCGAACCAGTGAGTGATATCGAAGTTATAGAAGTAGCATCCGTACATATTAGACATACCAGCGCTCACCTCTGAAGTACGATACGGTGACTTCGGTCCGTACACCGCCTCGATCGTAATCGCGGTTCACCTTAAAGCCATGTGCGGTTAGGAAGTTTTCTAATTCCCTACGCGAATCGGTGAATCCACAATTGATGTAGATGCAGGACTTCCTACCATAGGTCTCGTTGGAGATGCCTTTGGCGTTCAATTTATCAGTAGTGAAGCGATTAGTAGCAAAATACATATCCAACACTTCAAATAGGGCTTTTTTCGATTTCATTTGTACTCCACAGTAAAGGGTATATTATCTTTCACATACGTATTGATCAGATTCAAGGCCGCTTTGATCTCATAGGATTCGAACACGGTAATCGATGGTGATACATCATTGTACGCGATTACACGAATACATTCAGCTATCAACGGGCCGCTCATTAGAGCCTCACCGTATAAGAATCAATCACAGTACCATCAGATGATACCAGCTCATATTCTTCTTCGAATTCCATCTCGATGACTTTCAGCTTCATCATCTTGATATATTGATCAGTACCACATAGAGTCACCTTAGTACCGGTATCGAGTCTGCTGATCACGATCCATGGAACAATGGTATCAGCAGCATTCATATCCAGCTTCATGTTGACTACCTCGCCGAGCAATTGGCCGGCGCCTGAACTCCATGTCACTATTGAGCCGATTTCGATTCTCATTATGCAGCCTCCTTCTCACGTCTAGCATCCATCATCTCGAACAGCACGAACTTCGCGATGTTCAGATTCTTCCTAGCTTGATCCAACAACGGGTTCCTCTCATTACCACCCATGGCCATTAGCTCCTGGGTATCGGACAACAAACCGGCTACCACCATCTCAAGACCGCAAAATTTTGCCGTCAGGCTATCCATATACTGCTCTTGAATGTCTTCCTGCGACATACCGTACATACGCTTTTCTGCTTCATTCATCTCGTTTCTCCTTATCTCTTAACGTACCTCTATTATGGAAGCAAACGGGACCAAAATCAAGCTTTTTTCGTAACAAAAAACCCCACAGAATCCGTGGGGTCTCTCAGGGTGTTTTGCATCGTAAAACCATAGTTTATATTCTAATAACAGGTTTTACATTATAAAATTATTAACAGCGTTTTGCATCGTAAAATATTTTGCATTATAAAACATTCGTAGCGCGTTTTACATTATAAAAAATACCCACGAAGACTAGTTTAAGTTAACACGACTATCCTCGTGGTTTCTTATCTTCGATCGTACACCACACCAATGACACCATAGATGAGTCACACCTGGTTCTATATACGGGTTACGCGACATATGATGCCAATTATAACGGTGCATCAACTTCATGAGAGGTCTATAGAGAAATCGATAGAAGAGATATTTCATCGTAGAATCCAGACCAAGATGACCAGGCATATCATCAACCAAAACATCATTCTATTCCAAAAAATTTTCGCACACGGCTAACAAAAGAATTTGTTTTTCGTTCTTGTTTCAATTGTTCCTGATATTCAATAACCTCAATAGCCTCGCTGAAGTCAATCGGTTCGCCTCGACGAACCTTATCACTCAACATCTCCAATCGTTCGTTCATTCTTCAACTCCAAATATATTTCTAATAGTTGTTTCCATTTCAATACCTGCATCACCACCAACTGTTCTAGCGGCTTCGATACATTCAGCGATAATCAACTCAGCGAACTTCCAATAGGCAAAATGATTAGTATGTACCGAACCTGTATATACGTAGCATTCTTTGGCTAATTCATGAATTCGATCGTTCATATCTTTGCCCTTACTGGTAAATTATTCCAAATCTTTTCCCAATATTCATCATGGATATCTACATAGAAGAAATCAGCAGTCATACTTATTTCCATATCGCAATGCTTCTTATGGTCATCTTTACATCTCACACCATACGTTTGCCATGCCCAACCATAACATTCTGACGTACCCGTGGAGAAGATTTCGGCTTCAGAATTACATTGCGGGCAGGGTAGAAGGCTCATTTTCTTACTTTGCTAACGTCATTCTAATAAGATTAGCTGCACCCGTACTAGTCATCTGAGATGTCGATCCTTCTTCGCATATTTCTATACATCTTTGAATAATTAATTCTGCAAATAATTCTAACTCACGATCATAATTGCAGCACCAATCGATGATAGCTCCATTGGGTTTCCAGGGCTCATCTTCCCATAGAGAAAATCCAGCTCTCTCGGCTAATTCTTTGATTGATTCGTTCATTTTATATCCTCAGAGATTATTCTCTTGCATAGGCGGCAGTCACGGTGATATTGTCCATCATATATCCATCCTTTGTTAATCATCGGATGATTCATTCTCTCACATACCCACCATAACAATCTCACATACCAAGGCTGATTCATTCAAAATCCTCTAAAAACTTCAGGTCTAATTCTAACGACTCATTAATCCAACGAGCACCTTCGGTATGATCTCTTACATGATCTAGACCAATATCTTCATGCAGTAGAATAGACATGGATTGAGCTTTTAGTAACGATTCTACCTCGGTTTTATTGGAGCTATCATACATGGCTTGATACATCGGCAATGGATGAGGACCTATTGGCTTATCATGAATAGCACCTAAACCACATCCTAATGATTCTAGTAGCGGACGAAGTGATAAGGCCTGGACGCGTTCACCTATATGCTTCCAGTAGATATGAGCATGATAATTCATTTACCCTCGGCATTCTTTCTTAATCATGGATTCCAAACGCGTCGATACAGACCATGCGTAAGATCGACATTCGGATACTACATCATCCCAATCATTGTATTGAGTAGCAACAGGCCCGGCTGGCAATGATTTCATACACTCGTTGAATAACTCACGACGCAAACATTGATCTGAAACTATAGGCTCTTTTATAATCTCCGTTCTCTCACATGCTGCTAGAAACAGAACGAAAACAATAGCTAACTTCTTCATGTCGCAGTTCCTCGAAATACTTCTACCGACTTAAGCATGGCTGCCGCGCGATTAATGGCCATTTGCTCGGCCTGCTCTTTAGTCCTATAATGAATAGGGTATTTGTTATCTGGCTTATCGAATTTGTAGCTGCTATCGAAGTTCCATACAAACCAGTTGCGATACCAAATCTCATAAGACTCATCTATAGCATTATAGATTACCTTGACGGTCTTAAACAATGGTTTCATCTTGCTTCCTCAAACGCTCAATCTCTATAGCGGCCTCTTCTAATAAATCAGCTAATCGATCGGCCTGACCCTCTTGTACGGACTTACGCGTTGGAATCTGCCGACGAATCTCAGCACGCTTTCTTAAACGATAAACAATGTCATTCTCATTCATGAGTAAGTACGTACATCGAAAATAATAAAAGCACCCATGCTGAGCCAAAATAGACCTAAGACCACATTACCTATAAGAATGTTTAATAGCCCCGATAGAATGTTAGCCCCACCGATAAAATAACTAATCTTGACTCGATGCTGATATAGAAAATTCTTAATCTTATCCATCATTGTATACACTCCTTCATTTCACGCCAATAGTTACGAGATGCCCAATGGACGATACACCAGTCTTCAATGCACCTCTCAGAAGTTAAATCCTCTAACGATTGCTGGTTATTAATCATCTTTGTAAACCAGTATACCCAGTATTGATCTAAAATCTCTTTCTCTGATAACGTCTCCCAATGATCGTACTCTGCACCTGTAGACGTTACATCTGGATAAACTATAGTCCAATACCTCATACGTAAACTCTAATCCAACCGCGGCCCTGCTTGACATTCTTCACATACGGAATCTGCAACAGACGAGGTCCTCTATTCTTAAAGAGCGATTCTGTAAAGTATCCTGTAAACCACTTCAACGAACGACCTGTGGAAATCTTGTCGTTAAAGAGTGCAGGTTCACCCATAATATAATTTACATCGAAATATTTGGTTTTTCTCATCATGACCCCCTATCATTGAACCTCTATTATATGATATCCAGCTCGCCATTTCTAGCATTACGGTCTTTTTCAATTAGGAATCTGACGTAATCTATATCACCCTCGGCGTCTTGAATAAAATCTTCTACATTGTCCATGGCATATTCATATCCATGATCGAAATCTATAGAACGAATATTATCCAACCATCCATAGTAAAAGTCTTCAAAGGTCATCTGCCCGGCTTTGATCTTGTTGTAAGCATCCTGACAATCTAACCTCTCCAGGCGACATTGTTCGGCTAACTCTTCTCTATTCATTGTTTGCTTTCCTCCTAGCTAATTCTGCCATAGCACGAGTTGCCGCTTGATTAGCTTCTGAATATGCATAATCATTACTTAATGAATTGTAGCCAGAATACATAGTCCATTCACTGTCTTCTGTCTCACGCCATTCTACCTTAATGTCATAAGCGGTGTTGAACGGACTACCGTCATGAACGATTCTGACTAGTCCGTAGTTATGGGCGATATACATGATAATTTACTCCAATTCTTGTCAATAAACTTACTCAATAAACCTAATTCGTTTAGCGCAAGCATCACCGAGCGCTCAATACCTACATTCTCACGATACATCTCATACAGGAAATTAAACTCTGTATACCGAATATTATCCAGACAAAAGTCTTCTGCTAATTGTAAAATATCGTTCGTCATACATACTCCATTTTCTTGAGATAACCAAACGGGAGACCGTTAATGAATTCGAAACTCTCGATTTCATTTTCATGATTTTCTGCTCGCAAGAACCAACCTACAATAGCCTTACGATTTGAACAATCATGCATTAAGTTGTCAATACGAGCTTCAAATTCTTCTACAGCCATCTTGTAACCCTCTTCTTCATCCTCAATAGCACGAGTAAGATCAGCTAGCATACTATCCCACAACGCCTGCTTTTGAATAGGATTGAAAGCTGCCCATGTTCCCCAGAACGAACCGTCTGGACGAAAGCCATATGCATCTTTGTGCAAATCGCTGATAATGTTCTCGTCGTAAGAGATCTTCATGTCGTTTTCCTTTCTCGTTTTCATATTGTCATTATGCAGGCAAACGGGTTTTGGTGCAAGCGTTACGTAACAAAAAAACCCACGGAAATCGTGGGTTCGGAAATTATTTAGTTAACATTTTAGTAACTATTCGGGTTTATAGTTAATAAAGTTAATATTTTGATAACTGTTGTAATAGTCGTAGAAGTAATTAAGACCTATCTCCATTGGATTGTGAACTGGTCCATAGTCACTAGCTTGTCTCTTATGTAATTGCTTTCTACCTAAATCCATACGCTCGGCAATCTCATCATCCTCATCGCATGTCTCCATGTAAGCGGCCTGATGACACTCTACAAACTCAGATTCAAAATGAACGATCTCTTCTGGATAATAGAACTCAACTATGTTCCTGGTTTTCTCAGGTGACTCAGGCCATAATGTAGAGATGACCAGAACCTCAGGATACCATTCTACCATAATATTAGGATAGATAGTTAGCCAGATCGCTCCATGCTCCGGAACTTTACCTTTAGTATAGTCCAGTAAAGCTTTATGCCATTTCTTATAGGTAGCCGTACCTGGTGTCTGAAGCTTGTTCTTGATTCCTACAGCTTGAACAGAATAGCTAGGTCCATGCTCCCATAACAAACTATTACAATCCACAAAATTACCTAAACCTGGATGAAATGGATCTACATGATAGTCATCGAGGTAGACCTCAATAAACGTCTTCCAGTTATAGTTACAGATATGCTCGACTTTAGAATGAAATGCATAACCGGTGAAGTCGAAATACTTACCCAGCTGCATACGGCTTAAGTCACTAACGATGTCTTTACCTTTCTTCTCAAAGATAAGACCATTCCATGTTTGTGTGTTAAACTTATCTAGATGCCTATCTTGCTGATCGAAATGAGGAGCACCGATTAATTTACCTTCCATGTCATATGTCCAGCCATGCAAAGGACATACTAGATTGGCACAGTTACCAGATCTATTCATGATAGTGGCCTGGCGATGTCTACATACATTACTGAGACATTCTATACCATTTTTATTATTAACCAGGACTTTACCAGGATCGTGAGGAGGACAATAATAATTGTTAGTTTGAAGATGAATCTCATGACCTAGGTAACCTGCTTGATTAAATAGACCTTGCTCTTTCTGAAAAATGGTATCGCTAAAATAAAAATGTGAGGGCTTCATTCTTTCCACTTATTAGTTAAATCTTCCCATAGTGCATCAGCAATCTCAGTCTCATCGTATTGATCGATGTAGTGTGCTATCATTAACTCATACACCGTGATAGCGTCCTTTTTATCTATATCGGGAAGGGATTCTATAAACTGATTGATCTGATCTACATAATCAAACTCTTGTAAGATCTTTGCAAATGTTTTTTGTTTCTTAGTTAATCCATTAATCATTCTAGCAGCGTCCTAGATTCTATTTCCCAGTAATTAATAACAGCTCTTCTTGCAAAGTCCATATCTATATACTGACCAAGACCGATTTCATTACCTGCAATGTGCCTTTCATTACCTACGTAAATTACTGAATTCCAAATAGAGGTAAGGGCATGTTTATGAACAAACCCAACAATCTTACCTGAATTGGTTTCATAGTAATAAAATCTATCATCTATAATCTTCCAATCAAAACTTAGCATTATTTACCACTCTATCGTTAGAATCTAATTCAGGAAACTCTGGCCTATCAGCACAGTAGTCGCATTCTGGGTCACTACACTTACCATCTATCCATAACATGTCTTCATCATCATACAATGCGTCATATCGCTCAGAGTATCGGACAGTCATAGCTTACCTCTTTACTTTACACCAGTACCTAAAGTCATCTAAAGACACATTACCTTTTAGAATACCAAAGTATATATCTTCTGTAAGACACTGGTCTAATTTGTCTAAATTCTCGATAAGTTCTAAAATAGGAATAGCACTGTCTTCCTGTCTAAGAATGTCTCTATGGTTTCGATAAGCTACAAGGTCAAGAATGGCCATTAGTAATCCTTTAAAGCTTTCTTCATCGCATTATAGGCAGCATCAGGAGATAATACACCTATAAAGATGAAGAGAATGCCTAGTAGAGTTGTAAGAATGCGACTTAGAAACTCATACCAAATAAGAACAATTGCGTCAATCAATTTTATGCTCCTCACAAGCTACATTCCACCAGCCACTAGTATACAATACTCCAGGTTTACCACAAGTCATACAAATTTTAATAGACATAGCCTCTGCCATATTTACTAGACCGCGTACATGTTCATCTCCACCATCATAGTAGAAACGAAGCATACCGAACTTCTCTTTAACTTGAACAGCTACCACCTGAGGAACCTCTTCAGGAATATAGCCTGTCGGCTTGGCTAACATAATCTCACGATGTCTGTTTGTACTTTCTATATGTAGTTGGATCCTTTCACATAGCGTATCGATAAGATCGTACCATCCGTTACCACACTCAAAGCCCCAGCACATAGCCGTTTCCATCATAGACCTATGCCTGTCAGCAAAGATGAGCGGATACTTACTACAAAGTTTTTCGTCTAGTTCTCTATCCATAATAAAACCCCCTATAAGAAGATTATAGGGGGTCAGAAGAAGTAAATCAACTAATTAGAAATTTAACTGGCTTCTAAACATAATTGCTCTATCTCCGTTTACTCTTCCGCCGGAAGAGCCAACTAAATGGTCGTATTTAGTGTCTACATAGTTTACCATAAAACGTAAATTTTCTGTAGCAAACCAGGTAATACCATAAGTTGTTGCTACAGCACGATTAGTTTTACCTGCAGCCACAGCAATAGGGCTTGCATCAAACTCACTCATACGAACACCAACCTGCCATGCCCCTTTGCCACCTTTGTCTATAGGTGAAGCAGGTTTAATTGAGCTGAATACACCGTCTTTGTAATTAAAGCTCTCACCAGTTAGGTTATAGACAGCTTGAACATAGTAACCTTTAATCTCTTGATCACTACCTGTTGTAGGATCGTATTTAAAGTTAAATTGCTCTGCTTGAACTTTGAATGCATTATATGCAAAAGCTGCTTCTATACCTTGACGTGTTCTTGTGGTAACTCCACCCAATGCAGGGCCTGTGAAGAATGCATTTTGTGAACGTGATTCAGTTCTTCCGCTAGAAGGAGTAACACCACCTCTTACTTCACCTTGGCTATACGCAGCACCTAAATGAGCTGTAAAAGCTTTACTTCCTGTTAAGTCAGCGATGTTAGTTGTTACTCTACCGATATAATCTAAACCATCTGACACAGCGTCTTTGTTAGTTCTGCCTCGGCTTAAAGCAACAGCATAGGTAAGACCAGGCTTAGGTACCCCGTGCAGCATGAAGCCAGTTTCTTTACCAGGGATGAACTCACCTTCTACTTGACCAATTAAACTACGCTCCATAAAGTCAATATTGTTAGAGCTAGTTAGTTGCTCCAAGCTAAATGGCATCTTGAACAAACCAAACTGAAACTGAGCTTCTGGGCTAGCAGCATAATTAACCCAGGCTACGTCCATAGTAGTAGAAGTACTAGATGCTCCGACATCATTACCAAAGTTACCTACAACTTCGTACTTAAAGTCTTTTGCAAATTGGCCTCTTACACCTAATCGTGCACGACGCATTTCAATTACGTTTTGATACGTATCCGTGGCTTGATTGAGACCGTAAGAGGGTGAATAGTGTCTATAGTCATTATGAATTCGACCTGTAAGTTGGATGGTATTGTTTCCATCTTTACTCTTGAGCCCGATTCCATTTTCGGTGACTGATCCGTCATTAACTCTGGCTTGTCTCCACTTGTTGTTATCGCTAACATCTTTGTCGATTCTTTGCTCAGCGAACTTTTTATTTTCTTCTCTTTCTTCGTACGCTTTAAGTTTATCTTCATACTCCTGTTGAGATATTATGAATTTTTCTTTAAGAATAAGAAGAGTATTTTTATACTCATCAGCATATGAAGGACATGCAGCTGCTAAAGCTGTAATTAAAATAATTTTTTTGAACAGAGTCATGATTTACCCTTATTTCCAAATAGGATTACTGTCGGGACCTTTAAAGTCACGCTTCCAATTTTCTTGTACTAACTTAATTACATCAGCAGGCATGTGTACGTACTCCAACTCTTCAGACATCTTGCTTCCGTTTTTATAGCTCCAGTCAAAGAACTTTAATACAGCACGACCTGTCAATGCATCAGCTTGTTGTTTATGCATTAAAATAAAACTAGCACCTGTAGCTGGCCATGCATCTTTACCTGTTTGCCAGGTTAAGAGTAGATACATACCAGGAGCGTTTTTCCAATCAGCATTAGCTGCTGCAGCTTTAAATGTAGTGTCGTCTGGTAATACAAAGTTACCATCGCGGTTCTTTACAGCTGCAAAAGGAATCTTATTACGCTTAGCATATGCGTATTCTACGTAACCAAAAGCACCTTTTAGTCTTTGTACTTGAGCGGCTACACCTTCATTACCTTTACCACCGACCCCTGTAGGCCATTTAACAGCTGTACCTTCACCTACCACTTTAGCAAACTCAGCATTAGCTTTGCCTAAGAAATTTGTCCAAATAAAAGTAGTACCTGAACCATCCGCGCGATGTATGACTGTAATGTTAAGAGCAGGAAGAGTTAAACCTGGATTTAAATCTGAAATAGCTTTATCATTCCATTTGGTAATTTTACCTAAATGAATGTTAGCAATTAATTCTGGGGTTAATTTTAGTTTACCTGCTTCTATTCCTTCTAGATTATAAACAGGTACTACACCTCCGATAATAGCAGGAAATTGTACTAGACCCTCTTTTTCTAATTCCTCTGGCTTTAACGGCATATCACTAGCACCAAAGTCTACTGTCTTAGCTTTGATTTGACGAATACCGCCGCCTGAACCTATAGATTGATAATTGAGACCGATACCAGTCTGGGCTTTATAAGCCTCTGCCCATTTAGCGTAGATTGGATATGGAAATGTAGCTCCTGCTCCAGTAAATTCCGCAGCAAAAGCAGGACCAGCTAAAAGAAACAACAATGCTAAAATAATTTTTTTCATAATAACTCCTAGATAAAGCCAACATTGGCTATATTATCTAGCTATTCATCGATTTTAAATATTTGCTAGGCAACTAACCAATCAACAAAGTTTCTTAATAGTTTATGGTGTACGCCTTGATGATAATATGGTTCTAGATACTTTTTATCGTACCAATATCGTTCACTTTCCAGATGACAACCAATCAAACCTATGTTACCTTGAATGATTGCCATTGGATCACCATTACTATAACGAGCTATAGTTTTAAATTTACTCTCGTCTCCAACGAATGCTGGTCCGTCATAGAAGAAAGCATGATGATGAGCCCCGTTCCATGTTACAGGAATGGCTTTAGAATAGTATCTACGAATTCCTGAGTTAGGCCGCTTAATGTACTGCTCGCAAGTAACACCGTCAAGGATATTGAGATAATGATGGCCAGCCCAATATGCGCCCATGCATATGCCCAGGTATTTGCCCCCTGCATTAAGAAAATTACGTACAGGATTAGAATGAAACTTAAATAAATGATCAAAGTTGTCGGAGTCACCTACTCCTCCCGGAAAAGCTACTACATCAACACCATCAAAAAAATCATCTTCAATTTCATGCTTAGAAAATATTTTAAAGTCATAATGAGGAGTTAGCGCTTTTATTAAACCATTGCAAGATTGTACAGAGCACTTTGGGTGTTGTACAAATATAGCAATAGTCTTACGGGTCATTTTTTTGTTCTATCACTTTCTTCTCTTCTATTTTGTTATCTTCTACTTTTTTCTCAATAGGAGGTTTATCTGGAGCAATTTTTTCTACAGTCCAGTTAGCTGTCATCCATCCCATAGCAGAGAAAAATCCCCAAACTATCATGTATGGTATTTCTGCAACCATTATATTACTCCAAAAACAAACCCAAGCAAGAAACCTATACCAAAAATAACTAATGGGTTAGTAATAAACATGACAAAGAGAGATGGTTGTTTAGACCATCTCCTCTTTGCTCGCTCTTCACAATCTCTCGAATTAATACATTCGTCGTTACAACAATGTTTCATTTGCAGATAGCTTGAACATCCGATGCTGAAAGACCTTGTTGAATAGCATATTGTCTACATTCTAGCTTTGCATTCTCAGCATAACCGAGAGTTATCAAAAAAGCTAAAATAATAACAACAACCCCGATAATAAAGTATGTATCTTTTTCCATATTTATTTGCTTTTTTTAACCTGTTCTTGAATTTTACGCTTACGCCATAGACTAGGCTTGGGGTTTCCAACCGTCATACAATGACCCTCCTGAAATAGTACTGATTTGAGCTGTAGTAAGAGATGCTACAGGGGCAATATTAAGCCCGGCAGCTGGAGATGATGCTGTGTATGTATAGCTGGTAGGATTATTATTCCACCAAGGGTTTGTATTTACAACGGGGGCTGTATTAATTTTACTTATATCAAACGTTTGAGTTTTTTCAATATCTTCAAACGTACCATCAGTATAAAATACAGTAATTTTCTTAATCGATTTCATGTCAACTCCTAATAAAAAGAACCCCGATATTATAGATACACAGGATCCAAAAAACAATATTAATTTACCAAATCATTTACTACTTTTTCTATATGCTTACATGTACCGTGATACTTAAAACCAACACAGGTACATTTGTACTCTCCATTTACTGACGTTACATAATAAACGTCACCTTTAGAACCAGTTACAGCTATACCTTTATCCTGATCAGCATATTTTTCTACCACATCAAACTTTCTACCTTTTGGAAAGAAGTCTATAGGATTCTTGAACTCTTTACTTATACCGCAATCGGACATATAAGCAAACATCTTCATTTTATCGTTAGATAAGAGATAGTAATGATTAGGAGTATTATCACTCCATTCAGTAGTTTCGCGAACTAGTATCATATTGACTCCTTAATGTTCTCTTATTGTATATAGTATTATATCGTAAATCAACTGTTTCGTTACGATAAATATACGAAAACATAAGAAAAGGAGATAAAAATGGGTATTTTGTTACGAGTTTTAACTGCAGAAGGTGAAAATTACCCTAGTAGTAAGAGGACTATTACGTTTCTTGCTTTTCTTTTAGTTGCTATAGGATTTGTTACTGAATTGTTCTTTAATTTAAAAGTAAGCCCTCAAACCTATGAAGCCATGATGTATATAGTTATTGGCGGATTAGGATTCACAGCATCAGAAAAATTTACCAAAAAACAGAATGGAGAGTAAATGAAGAAACTATTGTTACTAGTTCCTATTTTCCTACTCTTATCTGGGTGTGAAGAAAGATATCGTTACCCTTGTCAAGACCCTAATAATTGGAAAGAATCCTACTGCAAGAAACCTATTTGCAGTGCTAATGGAACATGTCCAGAAGATTTAACACCTTATGAAAAAGAAAAGGTTGTTAGTTCATCCAATCACACAACACCAAGCATGCAACCTTCACAATGTGGAGCAGTAAAAAAAGGAGAATGTAAATGATTAAACAGCTATGGTCAGAAGAAAAATATACTACCGAAGAATTGAATGCAAGACTGAAGTTCTTTATTGGTATTATTCTTGGTCTAACACTATTCGGAATTGTATTTGTAGTTCTGTATAGCCTTATTTTTGTTACTCAGCCAATGAATGGAATGTCACCGGTTGATAATAAATTCTTTGAGCTTATAATTCCTGTAGCGACATTCCTGACTGGTACTCTATCAGGTATTATGCTTGCTGGAGATGATAAAGAGTTAAGAGCTAAAGCTATTGATGCAGCTAACAAGCCATACACTCCTCCCCCAGCACCTCCTTCAACTCCCAGCTTTACCAGAAGCGAGCCTACTTTAGATGCTCCTCCTATGTCTATGGATTCTAGTCCATCACCGGCACCTACTATGGGTAGTACGCCGACCATGGGTAGTTCTTTAGAAGGAAAAAGATTAATCACACCTAAGCTAGATTAATCTTCATCCCAGTCTGGGTGTATGGAGAGAAGAACCTTATCAAACACTGGATCTTCCTCCATACACTCACATAACGTATCACAATCATGATCTTCTAAAACTGTAATTAAGTCCGAATAAACTTTTTCTCTAGTCTTATCGTCTTTAACATTTTTCTTTAAAGACTTAATCATTTGATATGCTACATCTGATCCACTAGCCCAGCCCATTTAGACCTCCACATATTTTAGAACAAATTGATCTGCTCTATCCTCGTAGCCATCATAACCTCTAGGGTTACAAACGATACGTGTTGAACCAACCATATAGTCAAACACATGATGAGTATGACCGTGAGTCCAAAGTTTGATCTGAGGATTGTCTAAAATAAACTCACTTAGATCAGAACTATAACAGCCATTAATGTAGTGGTCGTCTTTGTATCTTGGATGAGTACTCATCTTGGTTGGAGCATGATGACCAACAACTACAAACTTATCTTCTGGATTCGAAGCAGCCAAAGTATCCTTAATTAGCTTAAGCATTTCTTTATGCTCTTCTACTGTATCCTGAGGAAGGAATCTACCATTAACATTATGCTTTGAATTTCTAATCTGACGATAGTCATTCATGTAGCCCAAAGCTTGATTAATTGTAATAGGATCTTCCTTGTTCATATCAGTCCATAATGAACCACCGATAAAAGTAAGATCGTCAATCTTAAACACATCATTGTTTAGGATATGAAGATTATCGTAGTTTAAATGCTCAAGTAAATAATCAACAACAAATGCATAGTCACCATGATAGTATTCATGATTACCCATAACGTAAAGAACGTTCTTAAACTCCTTACAGCAATTGGCGAAGAACTCATACACCTGTTCACTACGACCAAATCTATCTAGCTGCTTATAGTATGGGTCATCTTTAGGTTTAATGTCTGCAGCAACACAGATATCTCCTGAGAGAATCAATACGTCAGCATTCTCTTTATTCTTAAGAGTGATCGGTCCGAACTCTAAATGGAGATCTGATGCTACTGCGATTTTCATCTTCCTTGTCCTCTATATCTTTTAAAACATCTTTTCTTATGTTTACTTAGAGTGGATGTTTTAATTTTACCACCCTGATTAGTTCTCTTTACTAGAGATTCATGTTTAGCTACGCCTGTTGATACTTGTTTAGCCATCTACACCTCCCATGGCGAGTCTTTTTAACATAGTAAGCTCAGCTGAACTAAGCTCACCTTCTTTATGATATAATTCAGCATCACGAATAGCTTGACGGAGCATTGCAGGTTTATTTCTGAATGCCCGTATAGCTTTAATAAATTGTTCCAATAGCATTAAGATTCAATCCAATAAGGGTTAGGTCTAGTACGTACTTCACCTTCTGACAATGGCTTCTCTTCTAGATTTTCTAGAGAGCCAAATTCTTTCTCCATGTAATACCTAGCCATTTTACGTTGTAGTTGGTCGATAAGATTATAATTATCTTCTTCTAACCAGAACCTAATAGGCGATCGACCCCAGGTACGATACTTCATCATATCGTAAAAAATCTTACGATGAAGTTTTTTAGTAGGATCAAATGCTACAATAGGTCTGTTTTGTAACTGCACCTTACTCATATTCGTAGTCCTCTTCTTCGTCATAGTATTCCTCATCGGAATCTGTATGTATTATAACATCACCGAAGGTGATAACTCCATCTCTTGAACCTGTACTAAAGCTATAATCAAAATGAATAACGGCACCCAGTTCTTCCATATTTTCTTCATCTAGTTTTTCTGGGTTAATATCATCAATACGAATACATCCAATCAAACCAGCATCTACGGAATGCTTTGTGTTAATGTTAGAGCGATAGATACCATCACCCCATTTAGTACCATACGTTGCAAAACGACGACCGTCTGCAAAAGTAAACTCACCATGTACACAATCATTGTCAACGATAGTAAGAGCGCAGAATTCATCCCACTCTTTATCAGTCATAACATAGCACAAGTCACCTACATAGTAACGTCCAGCTGGCATCATAATATATCTCCTTATCAAGTAACATACATATTATATGAGCAAAACTTATTCCGTGCAACATGTTACATATTTACTGCAATTATACTGTTAAAAAAATTATAATATCGGATTTCCCCACGGCTTCCGTGAAGAAACGCTATGGTTACGGCTATGAGATATTGAATTCGTTTAAAGAAAAAAGCAGTTACGAACTTTACAAAGATAAGTTGTTACGTCAACATTCTAATTATAACATAGAAGAATGGTTTAAACCACCTAAGCCTATCGTTACGGAAGAAGCTCGTAAGAAGATGAGAGACGCTAAAATGGGTGGAAAGCAAAGTGAAGAAACTAAACGTAAAATATCTATGACCATGAAAGGTAAATCAAACTTTCAAGGAAAGCAGCATAGTAGGCAATCTAAACTACTAATTGGTAACGCCCAAGTAGGTAATAAAAACGTAAGAGGAACTTACTGGGCATATAACCCTGATACATCAAAAGAAATAAGATCAAAGTCCAGACACTTTTTACCTAAAGGTTTTATTCTAGGTAAAGACTATGATTCAATTGAATCTCTAATTATAGCCGGTCGTGCCACCAGGTTTCCCAAGGGAAGACGATCCAGTTAGGCTCTTCTGTTTTGTTGTAAGAATACCCAAAGTAATTAATGTCAAACTTAGATGCTTCGTTGTTAATTACAGCAGCATATTTTACGTTTCTAAACCTAGGTCTAACCTTCTCATCGAAATAAGCAAGCGTATTACCTGTATCGTTTATATCGTCAATAACAAGAACGTTGTCATAGTCTAACCTGTTATCAAACTCTTTATCTTTATTAATAGCTATCATAGGTATATCATACCAGTGACTAATAAAGATAGCAGGAATTAAACCCCCTCTTGCAAAACCTAACACTACATCAGGAGTCCAATTATCCTGATTCATTTGCTTGATAATCTCTAGTGTATAGTTTCTTATAGACGAGTTGTCTAAATATAGGTCTTTATCTCTTTTACTAAACATTAGCTTCTTGTAATCCCTAAAATTTTATCAATTTGCTTTTGTATCTGTGGAGCTCTATTAGGCCACTTAATATAATCCTTATCAGGATTCTTCATCAGGTTAACTAGCAAAGGAATAATAAGTTGCTCTACAGCTTTTAATTTAGCTTTATACTCACCTTCTACTGTAGTGTAGGTTTCTGTTAATACTGGTGAGGTAATGTATTCTTCGTCTACAGCTGTAAAGCCAAAGTCAAAGCTATCATCTAGATACTCTGGAGGTATGTTTGACATTTTTTCTCTCTTTCATTATCTCCATCTAGGACCCTGAACCCAACCAACTAGGGCTCTTCTTTCTCCTTGCAGTACAGGAGAGACTCCATGTACAATGTATGCTGGAAAGAAAGAAATCGATCCTTTTTTACGAGATAGAACTACCGGTTTAACTTCTATGTGTTTCAACGATAAGTCTCCACCCTTATATGTGTCACCATCAGTTAGTTGAATAGAAAAACTTAGCTTTCGTATTCCCATTCTCCCTGCACTACTAATGTCTATGTGGTCAGTAAAATGCTCATACTTACCGTAAATAGCATATTGAAGATGATCTATTGAGAACAAATCATATTTGTACTTATCGTTATTAACTTCAAATATTTTATTCTGAAGCTTCTTAAATAACCAATGAGCATTAGTATTATTAGAAGGAATCCAGCTTATGGTAGACTTTCTTACTTCAGGATCTTCACTTCCATCTGTATAGGTAGACGCTCTTCTCATCACTTGAGCATTGCCTAGTTGGTGTACCTTATCTACCTCTTCAGGGGTTAGAAAGTCTTCAAAGGTAATATAAAGCGGACCTTCTATAACATCTAGAGGCCAATCATATAATTGATGTTCCATTAGTTTCTCGCAATCTGACTATAACCATTCTTCTTTTCAAACTTAATTACACTTCTGAACTTATCGAATAAAGCATCCTTATGACTAATAATAAACACATTAGTCTCATCACCCAGAGTGTGTAGTAATGTCATTACAAAGTCGGTACCATTTATATCTAGTGAGGAGTCGAATACTTCGTCTAACATCAATAAGTTTGTACTTATTGAGTTCTTCATCTTTGCAATAGTACGCCAAGCAAAAAGAAGAGCAAGATCAATACGCTGCTTCTCACCCTCGCTAAACGACGCATATGAGAACTCGTCTCTATGTCTTGATTTGATTGTTTCATTAAATGTCTCGTCTAATTCGAAATGGACAAAAAAGTCCATAGCCTGTAAATACTTATTAACGAGCTTATTAATGACTGGTAAATATTGCTTTATGACTTTAGTTTTAATTCCGGTGTCTTTGAGAAGGATACCTGCCACTTCCAGGTAGAACCTTTCCTCCGATAATTCACTTTTTTTATTGGCGAGTTCAACCACTTGTTTCGCCAAGTCTTTGATTTTCTTCTTCTCGTCCTCGACATTAGCGTTGTCAGTCGCTTGAGCCTGAAGCTCATCCTGGAGCTTTTTAATGTAGTTTTGTTCGGCGATAATTTTTGTATTGAGCTCGATAATATTTTCTTTACATTGAGAAATTTCTTCCTCGATAGCAGCAATCTCATCAAGTCTAGTTTCAATAACTTCAAGCTGTGAGGAGAGAGATTCGATGGCAGTTTGTACTTCTCCGATCTTATGCGTATGCGTGGTGATCGCTTCATGCTTGTGTGACTCATCAAGCCCTTGATTACATGTCGGGCATACATCATGTTGCTCGTAAAACCCAATATGCTTTTCTTGAGTCTTAATTTTTTCGGCAAGTTTTCTAAGGAGAGCTTCCATTTCAGATCTCTTGCCACGCTTCTCCTTCGCGTCGAGTATACTGGATTGAAGGCCAGTTTCTTTTTCTTTCTCGACTGTAACGCTAGCATTGAGTTTTGTAATCTCTGCAGACGATTCAGATATGCGTTTTTGTACATCTTCTACCTTCTTTTGCTTATCATCTTCTAAGGTCTTAACATAGTCTTGCTGTAGCTTGACTTTTGTCTTACCTACACTAATTTCACTTTCAAGAGCACTGACCTTATCTTTTATATCGTTATACTTTTGCTTTAATACATCGTTCATTACAGAGAAGATCTTTATGTCTAAAAGGTCTTCGATAATTTCTCTTCTATGCCCTGTGGGTAGTTGCATAAAAGGTGTAAAGGATGCTGAACCAAGAATAACGATCTGCGTAAAAGACTTGAAGTTAAGTTTAAGAACATGCTCTTCTAAGTACTTTTGGTAGTCTCTAGCAGCTGCATCTTGATTCAGCAATTGGTCGTTCAAGTATATTTCAAAGATATTTGGCTTTGCACCTCGTCTTATCTTATACTCTTTTGTACCAATGCTGAACTCAACCTCAACTTCTAGCTGCTTGTTGTTGATACTATTAATCAGTTGAGGCTTGTTAATATTTCTAAACGGTTTACCAAACAATACAAAACATAACGCATCAAGCACGGTAGACTTTCCCGCACCATTCTCACCTACAATCAACGTCATAGGTGATTTGTTAAAGTATATTTCTGTAAACTGGCTACCGGTCGATAGAAAATTACGATACTTGATCGATTTAAATATAATCATTCTTCAATGTTTTGTGCTTCCACATACAATGTTTTCATAATAGTCTTAATTCTGTCTTTGTTAGCTTCAGTCTCAAGACTATCAACATACTGTGATAGTAGTGACATAGTATCTTCTAGGTCTAGATTCTCATCATCTAAAGCATCTGACTCAAACTCAGATAGGTCTTCTATAATTTTAAGCTCTAATGGATTAGATTGATATATCTTTTCGAGAAATTTGTCAAATTTATAGTGATCAGTCTTATTAACAACAATAAGTTTTAGATGCTTGCCTTCGAAATCTTCTTTACTATAACTGATATCTTTTGTATCGTCGTAGTAGATTTTTGAGAAGATATTGAAAGGGTTTTGTATGAACTCTAAGGAAAGATCTTTCGTATCGAATATATGAAAGCCACGGGGGTCATCATAATCAGCCCAAGTAAGCTCATAAGGGTTCCCAAGATAATGAATATTACCATTATTGGAACGATGATGATAGTGGCCAGAACATACGATATCGAATCTACTAAAAATGTTAGGATCAAATCCATCATCGTTTTCATGCCCTTTATACATTTGGAAACCAGCAATTTCAAAATGTCCAAAACAAACTTTTGAGTCTGTTGTTTTAAGCGCATCCATCGATTCTTCATAATTTTCAGTACATATCCATGGCATCAATAGAATAGTTCTTCCGCTAATACTATAATCAGTAGGACCACTATAAGCAAGGATGTTATCATATTCTTTTAGTAGTAGACTATGTGCATTAACACCGTTAGTATTTTTAAAAAACGTGTCATGATTACCTACAATCATTACTAGCTGAATATCTCTTTTCTTTGCTTGATCGAAGAAATATTCTCTACATGATTTTAGAGTATTGAAATTAATATACTTGCGGCGATCAAAGCAATCACCGAGATGAAAAATAGTTCTAATTTCATTTCTGTCTATTTCAGGCCAGAAACATTCCTCATAAAACTTTCTAATGAAGTTATCAATTGGAATTGAATCTGACCTTGCCCCAAAATGTGTATCGGTTACTAACGCTACTTTAGCCATTTAATTGTTTGCTCAATACTTCGATTTCATCTTTAAGTTGTAGTTTCTTCTTTTTCATATGTTTTACAAGATTATCATCTTTGAAATGCCTATACTCCTCATCAATAATTTTATCTAAATCGTCGTGTTGTTTTTGAAGCGCTTCAAGATAATCTACTTTTTTCATATGCTATCCTTCGAAAAGATCTTCGTTCCACTCCCTATGACCTTCACGCCATGCCATGTTGCTCTGTGTTTCTCTTACTTCTACTCTATAACACCATAAGCGATCGGCTTCACCGGGACCCCACATGTCGGGGATATATACCCCGTTTACATACTTATAAAGCATATCAGCTAGACCCTCACATCCTAACCTAGGTAGTATAGTAAGCTTAGCTAATTTTTTCTCCTGTAGTTTATAAAACATATCAATTTCTGGATCATCCTGAGCTACAAGTAAAGTATGATCAAATTGATCCTCTAGGACGTTCTTCAGCTCTTTTAAACCACCATAATCAGCTACCCAATTACGTACATCTAGATGATCTGTACCGAAATAAAACTTCATGTTAAAACTGTAACCATGAATTAGGTTACAATGTGAGTCGGCACGCCATTGGCGATATGCACAAGGAAACGAATCGTGATACTCTTTTGTACTTACATATTTGTAAGTTCTTGAAATGCGTTGATCGGACATTTTTACCTCTTAATAAAACTTTATTTTTCTATAGTTAGAAGATTTATACCATTCATCTAGATCATTAACTATATCTGATAATGTACAAACTGGTGTCCATTGTAATATCATTTTAGCTTTAGATATATCTGCTACTAGCTTATCACAATCTCCAGGTCTTCTAGGACCTATGCGTATTGGTTGTTCACCAATCTTCTCAAACACTTTGTTAATAATTTGCTGGTTGGACATGCCTACACCACTACCTAGATTATATACTCCTATGGCATGTCTTTCCATAGCTCTAACATGTGCTGTAGCAATATCGTTAATATGAATATAATCTCTTACACAAGTACCGTCTTCAGTTTTATAATCCGTACCATTTAATACAAATGATTTAGATTCGAATAACTGAGGAAAGATATGTGTCGAGTGAGGTTCTTGACCATGTATACTACCTACGGATCCACATGCATTGAAATACCTGAAGGCTGTATATTTAAAGTCATGAGCTTTTCTATAGTCTTCAAGAACCTCCTCAACCATTAACTTTGTTCTGGCATAAGGTGATTGTGGTTCTTTTACAGCTTCTTCGTCTAATAGATTGTTATTAGTTCTATAGACAGATGCACTACTACTAAACATGAAGTGTGTGTGTTTTTGATATCTACTAAGTAAGCTTATTAGATGTATAGTCTTAGATACGTTATTTACATAATAGTTGTCTGGCCAATGTATACTTGGACCAACTAGGTTTGTACCCGCACAGTGTATTACAGCATCAAACTTATATTGCTGTAAAAATTCTGGAGTAATAACATCTAATATGTCCCCCTTATAGAACTTATCTATGTAGGGGTTAATTCTTTCTCGGTATACTTTATCAACACCGATTACATTATGTTTTAACCTATTTAACTCAATGCAGATAGCGCCACCAATAAAACCGGTAGCGCCTGTAACGAGAATATTCTTTGCCATAATGTTATACTTGGCTATATTTTTTATCGTGCTCTTTGTTTATACCGTAATCACCATCATAGTTATGTAGTGCTTCGGCATCAAACGATAGATACTGACCTACCCTTGTACCCTTTTTAATCCTCGCCGTACCAACCTGAATATGTAGTACCCCGGCCATAACACCATGATAACCAGAATCATACAAACCTGAAGTAATGAAGCAGCCGTTTCTGTTAAGAGTGCTCCTAGTAATGACCCAACCAGCTTCACCCTCTCCCACATGGATGATGTTCTCCATAACGATCTCATAAGACCCCGGTGAAAGCGTAAAATATCCATCCTCGTCAGGAAAGATTTCCGTAGACCCACGATGTTTTTTATGATCATTACTAATCTCAAATATTTGTTCGTTAATGGAATATACTTTATCTAGTCTCAGGTCTATTGCATTAGGCTGTACGTCACCTTCTTGTACATTAGTGAGAGTTGTTTTGCTGTTGGATCCAGCTACATGCTTCATAATCACTCCGGTATAAAATAAGGATTCTCTTTTGTATCAAAACTATGTATTTCAGACATAGGTAGTTCTTTATAGTTATGTAAGTTGATTCTGAATATTTTATTAGGTGGTAATAATGTACTACCTTCGAACTCAGTAGAAGATATGTTTAGATTCTCGTCATAATAAAGAGGAGAAATTTCATTTCGGAAAACCATCAACTCATAGTTATTATAGTATACACAGGCAAAAGTACCATCTACTTCGGATAACGCATGATAACCTTTATAAACCAGTTTTTCATGTAACCAGAGTGTATCCCAGTACCCTTCAGGTATATTAGATTGTTTAATAATACCATTATGCCATAGGTACGTACCGTTAACTACACTGGGGTGCTGATTATCGTTATCTGTAGTTGGTGCTTGACTATGCCCTACATAGTAATAACCTGGTGCACCTATTTTAGAAATAAAATCTTCAGGATAAGGTTCTCTTTCTTGGAAAAGATTTTGTATAACAGCAACTGCTTCTGCTTTAAAGATGCCTAATGAGTAACCAAGCTCACCTCGATATGCATTTAGCTTATAAAGTTTATTGAGTGTGTTTACATCAAAAGAACAGAATATAGCGCACATATTATACTTTCATTTTACTAATCAAGTCATCCCAAGGTATACTCATAGAGTAAGTCTTAGGATCTCTTTCACCTATCTTAGCAAAGTTAGCGATTCTTTCAGAGCAACTAGGACATTTACCGCATGAGTCTCCATCTTCATTGGGATTATAGCATGTTAATGTGAAAGCAGTCAATTGTAGATTGCCTTCCATTTCCCGAAGTAGCTGTAACTCATCATACTTGGATAGTTTACTAAACGGTGCTACCAGTTTAATTTTTATAATTCTATTTTCTGATAGTAGATCGTTTACTTTATTAACCCACCTTTGAGTAGTATCATGATAACCATACTCGTCATGTACCTGTAAGCCACAAAGAATAGTATCTACGTTTCTCGTTTCAGCATAGGCTGCTGCAATAGACATTAAGATCATATTACGATTAGGTACATATGTCTTTGGTCTAGGATCACCTAACACTTCTTTAATCGTTGGCATGGCGATATCTTTATCTACATTGGCTGAAAAGCCTTTAGATATATCACCTAAGAACGAAGCATCTATTACTTTATGAGTAACACGAAGTATAGCAGTTGAAATACCTGCCATAGTAATCTCTTTTGATTGCTTTTGACCATAATCAAAAGTTAAGGCAGATACGTTTTTACTACCATATTTTTCTACAGCCAATCTCATAGCAATAGTAGAATCCATACCACCGGATAAAATAACTACACATCCGGAAGTATCTGGTAAAAGGTCTAGGGCGTCATTTAATGTCATCTCTGTACTTAGTTCTTTCTTTTTGTATACGATGAATATAAACTACAGCATCCATAAGTTCTTCTTTCAGATGCTGTATCCATTGATCAAAGTCTAAGTCAGTACGTTCAGTAGTTACCCCGTACTTATTAAACCCATGTTGCGAACGAGTTACAAACTGTTCACATATTTCATTTACATTATTATCTGGTGACTTCATTCTGCACCACTTTCTCTATATTCATAAATTGGCTCGTCGGGCACTACATAAGGAAAAGTTACAGGTACTCTAGATTCAAAACAGGTATAGTATGATTTTTGTTTTTCACCAGTTTCTTTATCAATATACCATTCCCAAAATACCTTACCATCGATGTCATATGCTTCACCATTCTTACCATCTTTGAATACAGAACCACAACGTTTATTTTGGAAATGTGGGTATCCACTCCTTTGTGTAACTTCTGACCATTCATCATCTTCACCTGTCAATGGTGATAGTGGTTTAAAGTTAAGAAGTTTTTTAAGACATTGTAAGGCATAACTGGCTGAAAACCCAGAGTGACCTTCTTCAGCGAACTCATGTACCATATGAAGGAGATGTTTACGCATAATACCATTCATATCTCCGTCATCGGTCATACCGATACGATCTAATTCATTTTCTGCATAGGCAACTAATCCCATAATATCCTCACTGTCTAGCTGTTTTAGTACATGCTGTAATTGAACTGGCTATGTTACCGTACGTGTAGAGCACATCATGGCTTGAAGCTCGTACAGGGTTAATATCAATACCACCTCTCCGAGTATAGAGGCATGCCACGAATAGTTCCTCGGGTTGTAATAGATCCCACAAACGTTTGTAAATACATTCACAAATTTCTTCGTGGAAGTGGTTCTCTTTGCGCATGCTAACAATATATTGCAATAGAGATTCTGGAGTAACTGCCTTATCACCTTTAATATGTACATACACATCACCCCAATCCGGTTGATTAGTTACTCGACAATTTGAACGTAGAGAATGTGAACGCCATCTTTCATAACGACCAATAGAAGGAACAACTTCTAAAATACTGGCAGACTCATTATAGTCTGTAAACTGCATTTTTTCTACATTACAGTAAGATTCGAGAGATACAAAATCACTACTAATAGGTCTTGTAGTATCTACATCTCCAAAGAACGCATATACTTCTACTTCACCACCGGTAGCATCACTCAAGTCTCTGGCAATCCTATCTTCTACCATCCAGAAGTCAGATGTAGATGTAATGAGACGCGCCATGTTATAAGAGTTAAGGTATAGCTTTACTGATTTAGACTCCACAATATTAGGGGAATCAGAATCATAGACAAACTTAAGCCAACCAGAGACGGGAAAACCATTATCCAAAAGAGTTGAGAACTCATAAGCGTTCCACGCATCGACTCCCACAAACGGTAAGTCATCTTCTTGAATATCATATTGCGTCCTGTTTAAATGTCTTGGTACAGCTACTAGTAGAGTAGGATCTACATCGTCAGGTGTAACATAAGGTTTTACAACCGTACCGTCACCTGCCTTACCTAAGTGAACTGATACTAGCTTATTAAGTTCTTCTTGATTGCTCATGCTCAACATCCTTTATATATTTAAGTACCGTATCTACTCTTTCTCTAACTGAACCTACTAGGTAGACGGTAGTTAATTGTTTTTCTTTAATATAACTATCAAATAATGTTACAATTCTATCTCTAAAATGCCTATTAATACTTCTTGTTCCGTCATCTTCTATTTCAAATTCTGGTGGAATATAAAAGACTAGGTCATACTTTGGCATGAGTTTGTTGAATATGTTATCAGCAAAATCATATGTCTTCTGAGTTATTTTTTTATTTTCTGCTAAGTAGTGAGAGTAAACAATACCGTCTAATGCACATCTATCTGATATCATATTGTCGTTCATAAAGACATTAACAATATGTTCTTGCATTATCAATCTCTGCGTAATGTCATCACCTTCTTCATTTATGTTTAACCCATAACCCTTAACACGTCTAGTCACTTCGGTACAAAAGGTATACTGCTTTAATGCTTCTTCAGAACGTAAAGCATTAATTAATGTAGTCTTACCTACTGATTGAGCGCCGCTTATCGCTATTTTCATTTAACTTTCCCCACATAAACTTTTCCCATAAGTATAGCGATTTTCTCTTTAATAGGCTATACAATTCGTCTAATGAATTAGCTGTATTCGGTACGCCTGTCTGGTCGACAATAGGACCTTCATCTACACCTGCTGTTACTTTGTGTATAACGCAACCTACCCAACGATGCCTGGCTTCCCAAGCTTTTACTTGTGGGTCTTTACCTTTAAGTTCAGGGTATGCTGTAATGTAGCCGGGATGGCCGTTATAGATTTCAAATCGTTCACAAACGTCTGGTGGTATAATTCTTAAATACCCGTGTAGAGTAATCAGTACTTCTTTAGGGTTATTATAATTATCACGAAGAAATTGCATTAGACCATCATGCCCTGCTACGTACATTGGTATACTTAGAAGTACCATATCAGGGTGATATGTTGAAACATCTTTGTTATTAGTAAGAATTAAATCAGGTGAGCGACCTAGTTCTTTAGATAGATGAACTATCTCTGATCCTGTTTGACTAAAAAAAGCAATCCAGTACATTACTCTGTACCTTTTACATACGATCTAAAGTAATTAATGTTTGCTTGAATAAAACTCATCTGCTCATGATCGGGTACGGAATATAATAAGTCGACCAGTTTAATGGACTGCTTATCAACCAAACCACCAGGCTCGTAAAGAGTATTAAGAAGCCCATGAACCACAGGGCTGGAAGTATCCATGGTCTCAATCCATTCGAACCCTTGTCTATAAAACAAGAATTCGATAGGTAGTGAACAACCCAGTAGGTGATGTGGTTTATCCTTGTTAATAATTCCTTCATTTAACATTCTCGTTAGTGTTTGTACTCTACCTAGTGTAAAGGACATCCATTTGTTAGGGTGCTTATATAAATCTTCATAATAACTATAGTCAAATGAAAAAGCAATTTTATCTACACCTAGTATATCTAGTTCCTCATAACATGTAACTAGATCCCTATAATTTTTGCCTTGAACGACACCAATAGATTTTCCTGGTAGATCAGGGAATAGCTCTTTAAACATCATAGCATTACCAATTGTTCTTTCCATATTCTCTAGAACATCTGGTATAATATACTCTGTAGGTTTAAGCTGGTTAACATATTTTGCAAACGTATTCATGTTAAAAGCTTCACCTAATTCAAACACCGAGTTATCTAAGATAACTTTTCTTCCTTGAGCTAGTGACTCCTCAAAAAACTTATAGTATAGTGGCTCTGTTTCAAACAGATGAACTAGAGCATAGTCATAATCATTAAATGCTATAGATTTTCCTAGTAAAGATAGTGGTACTTCATGGCTGATTAACATATATTTTTTTCCATTGCTCATTAAGATTACGAACTTCCTGAATAGCTGCGTATCTAGTAGATTTGCTCATCTTAACTATTTCAGTTACCCCTACAATTTTTTCTTCTAACCAAAAATTCTTAGGATATTTTTTCTTCAATCTCTCTTCTGTTTGCTCAATAACACTTTTGTCTGGATGATAAGCGGTGCAAAGAATACGTATATCCCACTTTGAGTATTGCTCTGGCTCAAAACGAAATCTATCAGCAGCATCTTTATAACCTGTGTAACCAAATTTTAAAAATGTATCACCATTTACCTTATCGGTGAATTCTGCTAAGTATATCTTAGCACCCCTCATATATCGATTCATAATTATTTTTTAATCAAGGTCATAAACTCAGCACGTGCTTCTGGTTCACTTCTAAAACAACCACCAAGCTTAGCTGTGTAGGTATAAGACGAATGATCTTCTACACCTCTGCTCTTTACACAGTAGTGTGTACCTTCAATTACAACAGCAATATCATCTGTACCCAGAATAAACGCTAGTGCATGATAGATTTGTTCTGCAATACGTTCCTGTACTTGAGGTCTACGTGCAAAATATTCAACGATACGATTAAGTTTAGATAAACCTAATACTTTACCTTTAGGAATATAAGCCACATGGGCCTTACCATCAATAGTAACAAAATGGTGTTCACAGTTAGACATTAGTGTAATGTCCTTCTCGATAACCATTTCATCGTACCCCATCTTGTTCTCGATGACAGTACATTTAGGAAAGTTCTCTGGTTTCAAACCCCAGAAGATTTCATTTACATACATCTTAGCTACTCGCAGAGGAGTATCAGTCAATGAGTCATCTTCACGATCAAGACCAAGAATATCCATAATAGCAGCAAAGTGCTTTTCGATCTTGTTAATCTTCGACTTTTCTTTTACATTAAGCTTATCGATGATAGTAGGTGTATGTACACCCTTCTCACGAAGATATTCCTCAATCTTATAACCTAGCTCTGGATCTGTTTTACCGACTTGTAATGACATTTAGTTCTCCGTTTCCGTATCCCATTTAATTTTTAACCAAGCTCTTTCATGTATGTAATGAGCTATTGTCATGAAGATATTAATTATGATAGCTCCCGACAAACCTGTCCATACAGCTGTTACCAAAGTAGCAACAATTCGCCATGTAATAGCTCTTACTATAGTCCTTCTATGTGTCTCTGACATTATGTACCCCATTCATTTTTAAAAAGAGGTACCTGTAATCTATCTGAGTACCTAAAACCCTTATTCATAGCTAATTCAGCTACTTTTCTATTATTCATGTGGTATACAGATTCTACACCACCTACAGGCATTAAATAAACCGGGCCACTAAAACCTGCACTTTGATATTGGAAGACAGCCTTTTGCGCTTCTTCCGCGTCTTCTTCTGTAGCAACGACAAACTTAAGATAGGTGTAACCAACCTTTTCATATTCACGAACAACTTCTGGCTTGATAGCCTCTTCCCACTTCTCACCTGATACAGATAGTTTAGGTGAAACTGAAAAAGTTATTTCGTCGTAATTAAAAGAGTTAGTTAGATATTTTCTAAACTCGCTAGACAGCTCTTGAGTACCGTTAGTCTCAAAAGTAACTTCTTTAAGACCTAACATAAGTCTATGGCTTAGTAAATCAGGATAAGCTTTTTGCCATCCTAATAGAGGCTCACCACCAGTAATAACTAGATGTTCATCTTTCCATCTTTTATGCGGAAGCATTTCGATAATGGCTTGTGCAATTGCTTCACTATCCAGAACAGGGGATAAGTGCTTAAAGCGAGGATCCCAAGAAGCGTAAGAATCACAGCCAGTAGATACAAGAGGAAGATCCTGGTAAGATTTGTAACTATCAGGGTTAACTTTAAGATACTCATCGGTCCTTTCACCTTTAGGCATACCGAAACCTTCACATTTGAAGTTACATCCGAAGGTTCTTAGGAAGACAGAAGGTACGCCCATATAGCGACCTTCACCTTGAATGGAGTAAAATAACTCCGCGACTTTAATCTTTGACATTAATGCTCCTAGTTAGATGACGGGTGGAAGGGCACCCGATCACACGTACATGATATAATATATTATTTATTCTAAATCATCAAGAAAGTTTGGTATATTTTCTTCTTTTTCTTTCTTTTTCTTTTTAGTAGTTACTTCTCTTCGCTCAGGCTCTATAGTATCTACTTGTTTACGCATAAGTTCTATAATGTGATTTGTATATTCTTCGTTATCCGAAGAATGTTCAAGTAACTGTTCAAAGTCAATATTTTCTAGTAACTTATATTTTGTTGCTTGTTGTTTCTTTTCTTTCTGAATACGCCTTACAAACGCAAAGTAAATAATCTGTGTATAATATGCAAATGGGTTTGTAGATCGAGTAGGGTCAAATTTTTCTACAGCAGTAAGACAATTTTCGATACCGTCCGATATCATATCGTCTTTGTAGGAATAGTTTATAAAATTAGCTTTATAGGATAAGTGAGTTGCAATTTTTAAAAAACATTCTCCTAAGTAATTACTAACTCTAGGCTTTTCTAAACCATTAGCTACTGCGTGATCCACCTGCTTCTTATACTCAACTAGCGCTTCAAAAAATTTTTTGTTATCTACGTAATGAGCAGGAACCTTTTTTTGTTCAGTGGTATGTTCTTGTTGCTCCATCATCTTCTTCCTCTTCATCATACAACTCATCACGAGCTGATACTGCTTCCATTAATTGTTGCAAGATGTCACTTTCTGATAAAGCTTCAGGTGATGCTTCTTGACTCTCTTGAAATTCTTGATCGTGTTTCATTTGTAAAAACTCATTATACTGCTCTACAGCACTATCCGTAATATCTACAGCAGTTAGTATAGAAGAAGTAGGTATAACCATGATGTTAGATTTAGATATCTTAATCCATGGTTGCATAATATAAGTTTCAATTACCATATTACCCCGAGGAAATCTTGCGGATCTAATCAGTACAGGGTCTTGTATTTGTATAAAGGAGATAGTAGCACCGGGTAAATAATCATCACTCACCATAGCTATAACATCCTCACCATTAGTTAGCTTTAAAAATTTACATTGCATTAATATCTACCTTTATAAGTTTATACTCAAAATGCTCATCATTGTAAATCTTGACTCTTTCAATCATATGTAGTAGAGTATAATTCTTCCTTGTCTTCCAGGTTAAATCATCACCAATGTCGAAGAGTGTACAGGTATTCTTAGTATCACTTTTTCTTAATCCTCTACCTATAGATTGAAGATTTCGAATTCTTGACTTGGTAGGTGATGCAAATATAACATTGTGTAGGTTTCTTATATTTATCCCTGTGGAAAATGTACCGTAAGAAGCTACAATAATAGCATCTGTTTCCTCTTCTGTAATCTTCCTAATATCTTCTCTAATTTGAGTCTCTACACCACCATGGACAAAAAATACTTTTCTATCTTGAGCTTTTGCTTGAATTAAATCATTCAGTATTTTACCGTGTTTTTCTACGAATTGATATAGTACTAGTGTGTTTCCTGTCTGTGCTAAAGCTAGGTTGCGAATAAACTTATTTCTAGGGGGAAACGTGCATAAAAACTCCATTTCCTCTGCATAAGTATATTCTTTGCATTGTTTTCTTATACTATCTTCATACTGTAAAACAATACCTTTGATTTTTAGTTCTGCCAATTGCTCACGATCCATGAGCTCTTTAGTTGTTGTGACCTTATATACCGGTCCAAACAAGCCTTCTAGAACTAACTTGTGTGTCTTTGTGCCGTCTAGTGTACCTGTAGTTCCAACTCTATAAGGGGAGTTAACCATCTTATGCATAATACTAGTTAACGACTTAGCCTTGAATGTATGTGCTTCGTCACCATAGACTACTTGAAATGGGGCAAAGAATTGCTTAGGAAGTTCATATACTGACTGCCAAGTAGATATAACTATCTCTGATTCATTAGACTTCTCAAACCCTGAATATATCTTTGCACAATGTCTAGATACTTTCCATTCGTTATTCTTTGAATAGGATTGAAAGTCTGAATACATCTGTTCAACTAGAGATGTAGTAGGAACTAAAATGAGCTGCTTTCTTTTAAACAACTCATTCCATCTAAGAAGACAATATATGATTAGAGATTTACCTGACCCGGTAGGTGATAGGAGTAAACGTCTTCCGTCTTGTATAGCTCTGAATACTGCGTCGATTTGATAGTCTCGAATAGTCTCATTGCCAGGTAAAGATAAATCTAACTCTTTACAAAACTTTTCAACTATCTCGTATGTAACACTATCGCTTGTCTCTACATATTCAGAGTTATCTACAGTATAACCGTTTACTTGCGCGAAATGCTCTAGATAAGATTTTAACCCAACATATAACTCTCGAGTTAGCATAGAAAATAATCTTATCTTTCCATCCCACATCTTGTTTCTGTATAATGGACTGAATTTAGCGCCAGGTACTTCAAAAGTAAAATGATCAGATATCTCCTGTGATGTAGAAGGATCTGTATGCACACTTAAGTATACATCATTTTTCTTTATTAATTTGATTACCGACATTAAATCATACCATTAGAAAACTTATGCCATTCTATAGCCGATTTTATATCCCAAGTTCTAGAGTTAAGTGAACGAATAATTTGTTCTAACGTATACACTATAGTTCTAAAGTATTCTATTTTATCTTCAAATTCTATAAGATCTTTATCACAGTTAAGAAACTCGTCCATCTCGTTTTTAAGTGGTTTATTACCTTGCCACTGTTCCCAACCATACTGGATGAGTTCTTCCTGCGATAGCTCACCTCGATAATAACGATACTTCATTCTTCGGGTATTATAATACTCTGACTCAGCTTTGCGAAGTTTTAATTTCGCATTAGATAGAAAGGTAATATATTTGGAGTGAAGAGTGGGAACCTTAGTAGATTCTCTACCTAGATTAAGTTCATCTATAACAGAGTCCCTTTTCCACTCTTCTTGTAATTCACTTAATTTCATAATATAAGGTGTTATTAAGCGCGCTCTAGCTCGTCAGGGAGGTCAATGGTCTTAATATCTTGACGAACAGGTTGTGTTGTCTCAATAGGAGGCCCGAATTGAATGATAGCCTGAGGATTACCCTGGAAGCAGAAGTGACCATAGTGGTTAAGCGAGATAGAAGGGTCAAGCCAGATATCACCACCTAGTTCTTGCCAACGACGACAGAAGGTATAATCTTCTGATAGATAACGACGATCAATAGGATCGATCATAGTATCGAATAAGGCATAGAAATTATCACCTAGATCAGTATTACCTAGAGCAACATCGTTGTTGTATCTTAGCTCAGGATAGGCTTTGATCATTTTAAGAATTGCGTCTCTCTTAATCATCATAAAGCCGGTCCCTGCATCATGTAGTTTAATTACTCCACGATCTACAGCAACAGACTTTGCCTCTTTATCTACAAACTTGAAGTTAATAGCATAGTCAGAACCAAAGGCAGCAATCTCTTTATCAGACAATTGCTTGTCTTTAAAATTACTATCCTGCATGGTTTCTTTAATACGCTGCCATGCAACACCCTTTTTAGGATAAGCACCAACCACTACATCTCTATCATGGTAGTATAGTTTAAGAACATCTTCTACTTGAAACTCAATATCAGCATCGATGAAGAGTAGATGTGTATAATCGGAGTTAAGGAAGTAAGCTACTAGCACATTACGTGCGCGTGTTACTAGCGATTCGTTAGCAATAGTACCAAATGCTAGAGGTACTTGATGCTGATTAAAGAATGTCATCATCTTGATGACAGAACGGAAGTACGGTTCGTTTAACTGACCACCATAACAAGGAGTGGCGATGAAGAATTTATTCTTACGCAATTCTTCAACGTTGATCTGAATTTGTCTTTGATTCTTACTCATATTTTCTACTTCCATAATAACTCCAATAAAAAATTAAAGTGTTTTCACTTCAAATGTCGTATATTTAAATGAAGCGATTCCTACAAAATATTCTACACTACTCGACGTTATATCAAAATCTAATGCTTCAACTGAAACTGGGAATGTGTCCTTAAATAATATTTCTGTTTTTGGTATATTATTACTATCTAAGATAGTTAACGTTGCATCAGAATAAGCTATACCTCCAGTTGATCTAGTACCATCTGCTGAAACAAATGGAAAACGGTTTAGCCTTTCACCTACAAATGCACTATAATCATTATAGTTGTTAGGGAAGCCAAGTGCAATCATCCATTCCAATAATTCCAGATAATTTGACATATCTTCTGCAATTAGGAACCTAATAGCAAAATCACCGTAACCTAACTTATCACCAAAAACAGGAACGTCTACAAAAGGTGTAGGTTGAATTGCTGAACCTAATGCCAGTTGCGGTAAATTAGCCGATTGACAAGTGTAAGCCACTCTGGGTAAATCCTTAATTACGAATCTAAACGCATTAGGACGTAAGTAATTATATACTACCGGAGGACCGGAACTAATAGACTCTTTTAACTCTGCTATATTAGTAGTAAACATGAAAAAAATCCATCCTTTTTAGTACTTTTATATATTTATCCATAAAAAAAGAGGGCCCGAAGGCCCTCTTAAACCCGATCTATGTCGGTTACTTTCTAGCCCCGCAGAGCTAGATTACATTAAGTTTACAACCTTAGTACGACGATAGTACTGGTTACGGTTTGCAGTAAATGTATCTGTATCTGCAACTGCACTATTAGCGTTAGTTGTTACATATGGGTTAGCAATCATACCGTAACGAGTCTTGAAGCCAATCTTTGGCTGGAAGCTGCTAGGATCAACTGCACGAACCATCTGTAGAGGAACATATGGGCAGTAGAACATACCTGCGTCATATGGTGAAGTACCCTTATAACCAACAACGTAGAACTGCGATGCAGCACCTAGGTTAGCTGAATATGGGTCGATGTAGACACGATAACGACCGTTTAGGATACCAGCAAAAGTGTTACCTGTGTCATCAACGTTTAAGTTAGTTGATAGAGCAGGTGCGTAGTCAAGTACGCCAGCCATTGACAATGCAGAAGCTACGTCAGCTGAACATACGATGAAGTTACCTTTCCCTCTACGGGTGTCTTGACCGATGTGATTAGCATCACGCTCGATGTTGAATAAGAGACCCTTGAAGCGCTCAACAGACCAACGGCCATTTGAGTCAACATCTAGGTTAAAGGTACCAGCTGTTGCTGTAGCAGGTGAACCTGGCTTAGCAACTTTGTAGATTGTACGAACTACTTCACGGTTGATTTCAAACATAATTTCTTGTGAAAGAATGTTTGATAACTCTGACTCAGCGTCAAGACCATGAACTGCTTTTAAGTCTTGTGCTAATTCTAGAGTGTACTCAGCTTTTAGAGCACGTGAACGAGCTGTAACAGTTGTCTTGTCAATAGCAAATGCCATTGAACCGAAGTTGTTAGTAGAAGCATCACCTAAAGCTTCTGCTTCAGCTGTGGTCATACCACCACCAGTTGTGTAAGAACCATCAACTGGGTTTGAACCAGTGTGTGAACCGTTCTTAGCTGTACCAGCGTATGCTGTATCGTAACCTGAAGACGAGAAGTCGGTATCAGCTTCGTTGTATAGAGCTTCAGTTAGACCTGAATCTGTACGAACGTTACCGTATACGGAACGCATTGCAAAAATTAGACCTGTAGGACCAGTCATTGGCTGAACACCGCAAATGTCATATGCCATTAAGTTAGGCATTGCACGACGAACTAGACCAATAAGAATTGGGTCATACTTGTCGATACCAGCTGTGTCAGAAATGTTGTTTGCAGGTGCTGCTTCTTGCAACATTGCACGCTCTTCACGAAGAGCTTTCTCTTGGTTTTCAAGAAGAACGGCGGTAACCGACTTCTTATATTGATCTTTAATTTCAGGAAGATCTTCGTGGTTTAGGATCTTGCCCCACTTTTCCTGAAGTTGTTCTGATAGGTACATTACCTTCTCCTTTTATGGAAATGTTTTATTATTTATAAATTAACGTGACTTGACGGTTCTTGATAAGCTCTGAACGTACTTAGCCATTGGATCGTTACTGTTGAAAGTAGGTGTTGTACCACTTTCTTCAACGAGCATTTTCTCTGGAGAATTCTTTGCAGCTTTAGGGAAATAATTTTCTTTAATAACTGAAATTTTCTCACGGTAGAGATCTTCTGAACCAAAGTCAATACCTTCCACTAACTTCTTAAGTTTTGCAACTTCAGTGTCGGCTAAACCTTTGGTTTGCTCTTCAAAAATCTTAGAAGCTTTTAGTTCTTCTAATTCTTTTGCGAGCTCAATATTTGCATCAATAGATTCATTTAACTTGCTTTCTAGTTCTTCAGTCTTAGTCTGAAGTTCATCCATCACATCATACTTCTCTTCAGGTACTTCGATGTAATGTTCAACAAATAAGTTCTTAAGACCAGAAATAAAGTCTTCAGCAATCTCTGTTCTTAAACCAGAGTCAATAGCAACTTGGTTTTCTTCCATCCATTGCTCAACAACATAATTAAGATAACCGTCAACCTTCTCAACGATTGTCTCTTTAAATGTTGCTAATTCAGCAGCTGCTTGCTCTTCTAGCTTTGCAACTACTTTATCCATTTCGGAATTAACTCTTGCAATAACTGCTGCTTCGAAAATAGAAGTAGCTTTTGATTTAAATTCTTCTGATAGTTCTTCACCGAAGATAGAGTTTAGTTCAGCACTAACATCTAGTGCTTCTTCCTCTTCTTCAACGATAACTTCTTCGTCATGTTCTTCTTCTTCCATTGCTTGAGTCTTTACAGACTTAGCATCACCCTTTGTGTTAAGAGTGTTTGGCTCTTTAGACATTTTAGAAGAAGCAGTTTTACCTGGCTCTAAATCGTCTAGTTTTTCCATGGAAGGATCTTCAGATGAACCTTGCTTAGGTTGAGTGGTATCACCAGCAATGGCAGCCTGACCAGCTTTAGAAGTGTCTTTCTTCGCGCTACTAGCTGCTTTGCTGCCGGCATCACCATAGCCAGCTGCATTTAGGTTTTCTGCAGACTCTTCAGTCAATTGCTTCTGCTCGTTTGCACGAGATAGCAATTCTTTAATTTTAGCTTCGACTGACATCCTGATCTCCTAAGAGTTTGTTTTAACAATTAATATTTATAAAGATTAGTTACTTGATAGTTCTTAAAAATGATTCAAAAACACGCAATTTTGTATCTGCTAATTCGGTTTTTGAAGCCTTTTTAATCGCCTTCTGAGCTTGTTCAACTTGTACAGCTTTCCAAACTCCGTTTTCTAAAATCCACTCTGCAGACTCCATAATGCCTTGTACAAAAGCATCTGGTGCAGAAGGATCAGCAACGATATCCACTGTAACTAAATGAAAATCGTCTTGTACTTCATTAACGCCTTGTTTATTAGCTTTTAATGAACCCAGACCACGCGTAGATACTCCTAAACGAACCTCGTTCTCAATTAGATTACGAGCAATATTACCCATAGGAGTTTCTAAAATTTTTGCCTTACCATACACATCTTTACCATTCATTTCTAACTTGGTAATTAAATGTGATACTTTATCTAAATTAACGGAAGGATTAGGAGGATGACCTAATTCACCTAATGAACGTCTTTCGTTAATAAGGTCTTGATACTTACCGACCTCACGCTCCATTAAGTTAGAGCCATAGATTCTACCGTTTTTATTTTCTTTATCGGACTGACCGAAGATACCTTCGATGTAAAAATTCTTTCTACCGTCTTCTCTAGCTTCGGTAAGGAACTTAACGTCCTGAACTGTTTCAGTAATTAGTTTCATAGTGAGCCTGGTCCTTGATTTTGTCTGTTAGGATCGTTGTATCCATCACCCTTAGAGAATTGAAGAATAACGACACCTTCAGACGCACCTAGGTTAACTACAACGTTAGCATTTGCTTGTTCGTTAAGATGAACCCCTAGGTCATTTGTAAATGTGAGAGTATCAGCAGAACCGGCTGGCATAACTAAAATTAAGTTACCGTTGCGTGTAACATTACCGTTAGCTAATGTCATAAAAGACGCATCGGTTAGCATTAACTGAAGATTAGCTGTAGTGATAGTTTGATCACCATACGCTAGTTCTTGGACACTGATAGTTGCACTACCGGTGCCAGATACTTTTACCGCAGCTTGTCTGCGAGTATTTTTTAAAATATGTTTATCTGCCATTTGTCATTCTCTTTTTGCGTTTATGATTAGCATGATATTCTGCCATCATAATTTCGATATCTTCAGTAAATACTTTTTCAATACCATGTTCGAATTGTACGTTGTACCACTCTACGTGACCGTCTTCATTTGGCTCAGCATGATCACCTTCAACAACTTGACCTTCACCAAACAGCTCTGAGTATACATGCTTGGCACAATAGTGAGTGTCTTCTTCTTTAGTTAATTTTTTAGCTATACCAACCATTTGATCTTTTGGTTCAATAGGTTGTTTACCTTTTTCTTGCTCTTTACGCTTCATCATAGCATTATAAGCTATGGTACCTTTTCTAGGAGGCTTCATACCATAAGAAAAAGGTCCAGCTTCATCTAACTCAACTTGTTCGCGTGTAACTGTAGTTACTTTTTTACCGCCACCTTTTAATACCTGTTGACGGCCTTGACTATTCATAGTATGTACTACTCTAGCTCCACCACTAGGCATAGAATATACTTCAATGCCATCGTCGGAGTCCTTATGTGTCTTTACTTTTTCTTTAGCATATTTAATAGCATGCTCTTTAGATGGAAACTGACTGGCTTCGTCAAGTTCAAATTCTTCTTTAACAGGTCTGTTTTTATAAGTGTTCCAATCTGAAGCGTCTGTGGAAACTACGTTATGTAAAGGTACTACATGACCTAAGGATGATGTAGTATGAATTTTGGTGCCGGCACCACCACCTGTTTTATGAGAAACTTTGCTCATATAATGTTTGCCTTGGTGCTTGTATATGACTGTACCACCATTGGCAATATCGTCTTCAGTATAAGCTTCAGAAATTTCAAATTCTTCTTTAACTCCAGCACGCTTATATGCTTTTTTTAAATTCGAATAATCTTTACCGGTCATCTTGGTGGTATATAACATAGCTTCACCAGGCCGTTTTGCAATCTGAGATACTTTCTTTTGAATATAACTTAAGGCTGTCTTCTTAGAGACTTCATCGACTTGTTCTAAATCTTCGCCGACAACTTTTTTATTTGCTCGTTCGATACCTAGGGATCTATTCTTGGCTTTTCTGGTAGCAGTTTCTTTATCGGAGCCTTTACCAACACGGCTCATAAAGTTTTGATGACCAAAGTCTGAAATAGATTTGTTCATATAACTTTTAACAGTAGACTGTTTTAACTCGTCAACTTGTTCAACTTCTTCGCTATAATCACCATACTTTAATTTTTCTTTTGCTCTTTGTGCACCAGCTAAATGCTTAGCTGATTTAGGACCACCTTGCATACCAACTCTATAAGCTTTAGATGCATAACGCTGGAGAGTCATTTGATTTAATTCATCTAACTCTTCTTTCATATTCCATGTCTTTGGTTCTTTAGTTGACGTGGCAATACGATAGTGAGCTCGCTCACCTTGATCCATACCTCGGTGTTCGTCTTTAGCGGATTCTAGATCTTTATGGGTACTTAAAACCTTATTAGTAGCTTTATGTACTAAAGAATAATATTTTGTCTCTTCTGCAACACGCTTGGCTGTCTTTGTAGCAATAGCCATTTTCATACCCATAGGCATGTTTGGATTTTCACGCTCAATAGCCTTAGCTACTTCTTCGCGCTTTTTCTTTTCTGCTGGTGTTAATGTTTTTTCTTCCAGCGATGCTCTAAGGTTTAGAAAATTAATTGCCATGTTAGCCTTTACTCGACCTCTGTCGTATCTTCTTCAACATCAATTTCTTCTTCAGGTAAGTCTTCCTGCGAAACTTCATCGTCTTTTTTTCCGTAAATTGATTGTGCAATTTCTACCTTACGGTCATCTAATGCACTTGAAATCTTACTAGCAAGAACGGCATTAACACCTTGCTCTGCTTCAACGTTATCACCGTTAAGGATGTCATCAATCATTTTGTTAATAATGTCTGCGTTTTCCACAATAACTCCTTGAAAAATTATATAATATTTATATTACTGATTTACTTCGCCGCTTAATGCGGCGGCTTGTTCTGAACCTGGTGCACCAGGCATAACTGATGGAGGTTCTTCCATATTTTGTTGTTTAATATTATCAATCTCTTCATCAGTTAAACGTAAAACTTTTTTACGTACATACTGCATACTATAATATGTACCAACATAAGGTGTCATTTGATTTAATACGTCCATTCTATTGCGAAGATTTTCAGCATCTTTCATTTCTTGATAATACTGATCTTGTGCATAACGATATTGAATTTTTTCTTTTATCGTCTGCCAATCTTCTTCTACAATAACACCTTTAAGAAGTAATTGGGTCTTAAGTAAGTCGTCAAACAACTCATTAAACTTTTTGCGTAGACGATTTACAAATTTAGAGAACTTTAATTCGTCTCTACTAATTTCAGCCTGACGACCGAAATTAAAACCATTACCTTCTTTAAATCTTGAAGCAGGTACATTCAATGCTTGATAAACTTTATTTTGGAAGAACTCAATGTCTTGTATCTGACCGAGATTTTCACCACCCGGTAAAGTGGTGATCTCGGTACCTCGACCACCCTCTCTTCGGGGAAGCCAAAAATCTTCTAACATGGTCATAAACTTACGATCGTCTTTAATCTCACCTGTAGTAGAATCATAGACGATTTTGTTTCTATATCGATTCATGATATCTTTCATGTACTGCTCGGCCTTCTGCTTTGGAAGGTTACCGATATCGATATAAAATATTCTTCTTTCCGGAGCTCTTGCTAGTCTATAAATGACAAGAGAATCAGCCATCATCTTTAGCTGATTCACAGGTTTAATTGCTTTGTTCAAATAACCTAAGACTACATTCCTATCTAGATCTAAAAGACCTGAAGGACAGAATGCAATAGCATCTACAGAAATTCTAATACCCGCACCTTGGTTGTTAGATGGAGCATAACCAGGTGTTACACTAATTCCTTTTTCGTTGTAGACGAAGAACTCATCGATCTTCTTAACTAACTCTACCCCGTCTTTTGTTTTTTCTTTTTGTACCTCACGTACTTTTCTAATCTTACGCGGGTCAATATATCTTAACTCTTGAATACCTTTTTTAGGTTGAGCTGTATTGATTACTTTTTGATAATATACTCTTCCATCAATATACCATCTTCTAAAAATATCATGACCTTTATCATTGAAGTCAAGTAAGCTTAGTATTTCATCAAACTCTTCTTTAATAGTATCTTTAATACTTTCATCTAAATCTAAATTATCTATATTAATAGATACTGGCGGCTCGTCGTCAACAGCGGCGATAGCCTCTGCAACAATTTCTTCTACCGCCGTATCTACATCAGGGTAGTTAGCTATATCTCTATAACGTGTTATTAATTCAGACTCGGATCTCGCAGATGCGTCGATATCTACATACGTGCCATAATAGCCCCCTGCAGATACAGTAGAAGCACCATCTTCAGCAACAGGAGTTATATAAGATTGATTCTTTAACTCCTGCTGCCTATTGTCACGACCAATAGTAAAGCCAAATAGTGTAATAGCCATTAAATTATATAAAAAATATTATCTAAAAATTCTACCAAAATCAATAATGCTACCCAATGGATTGCTCGATGTGGTAAAGTGCTGATAAGTCCAAGTCACTGTAAAGGACGAGATCTGATCATTAGCACCGAAGTCTAGACCAACAGGAGATAATTCAATTGGGAATGCATTTACAAGCTTGTATGACTTTAAAATGTTTCCATTTCTATCTAGTTGGAATACATCGAAGTCACGCATGTATGTAGAAGGTTCCATACGACCAATCTTAGACGCATAGTCTTCCATACCTCCCATCCACTGCTCGATGGCTGTTCTAATGGACATTTCAGAATCGTTTAGAACTGTAATGGTCCATGGTGCGTAGATACGATCACCTACAAACTTAACTTCACGACCTCTATACTGCACTACCGCAGGATTAACAGTCTGACCTGGTAATTCTGCTACACTAACTAAGAACGGTGAACGCGCTACAGCTAAGCTTTGGTTAGTTACATACGTAGGGTATGATAACTGAACTGCAAACTGATTAGGGCGAGCGCCACCATTGGTAAGAGCAGATTTAAAACGCTCTATATTAAATGTTGTCATTTATTCTCTCCCTATTAGGCTCCAACTTCTTCGAACGAAATACCTGATCTAGTTGCAATAAAATTCAACTGGATAAAGTTGATTGAACGAGCTGGTTTGACAAAGATGTCAGCAACAAACTCATTTCTATCAATTACTGCCGAAGTGTTATTTGTGTCATCGCATACTACCTTAAACTCAACAATACCACGACGACCCTGAACATCTCTCAAGAATGGCTCAACAAGATTTCTAAACTGTGCTCTTGTGAACGCATCGTTGAATTCAAACAGTTGGTACTTAGCAGCCACAGCGATAGCTTTTTCAAGTACGATAAACAATCTACGTACATTAATTCTATCAAACGCTGAAGGTCTTGATAGCATTGTCTTATCACCAAACAAGACAGTACCCTGACCTGGGAAAGTAACAATTGGGTTTATTCCTGCTTTGTATAAGCTATCTCTTTCAGTAGCACTTGGGGAGAAAGCAAGCTTAACAACATTCTTA